AGTCCCTGATAATAAAGTATAAATGACTGGCGGCGGCGTGGAGGAAAGTCATGAAAATAATCAAGATTGATTCATGCGTTGATTGTCCGTATAGAAGCGTCTGGGACGGTAGTCTGTGACAACCCGCCGTGGACGGATTACGGGAAGATTGGAGGTAGGAAATGACCGAGCTTAAGCCATGCCCATTTTGCGGCAGTCATGATGTTGAACACTATATGACGGGAGATTGCGGGTTTCCGTTTAATTTCGTGCGCTGCCGAGATTGTTCAGCTGAAAGGAATAAGAAATGGAAACAACCCCATTAAACGATCTTGAAATGTTTGAACTTTTGCAAGCCGCATACCCTGAAAAATTCCCGAATGATGACAATGAAACTTGGGATGCTGCACAGGAATTTGCAGATCAGATTGAAGGTTACGACATGATTGCCGATCTGCTTGGTCGTGTTGTCATGCTCACAATGCCGATAAAAAGTATGCTTACTGACAAATATCATCACTGCCTTGGAAAAATAGAAATCAAAAACGGAAATGCACTTATGATATCGGCAGTTAAAAGGGAAAGTGTTAATGTGTATAATGTTGGTTTAGTCGGTAGAGCTGTGTTTGACAAACCACAATAATGTGTTTCCAACAACATAATCATCATATATATCTTATTAAAAAATCTTTTCCCAACGGTATCTTCCAATTATATAATTATTTGGCACATATTTTGCATAATTATTTTGTAAATATAAACTCAAAAAGGAGATGTAAAATATGTATGAAACATTTAATGAGAAAACAGCATCAATAAATGATTGTATAATGTCAAAATTGGTTTCAACATTAAATGAGTTAGATGTAATAATAATGGTTGCTAATAGTAACAGTGACAGGATGATTGAATCTAAGTTTTTTATGGACTTTCAAAATAGTTTATATGATGTAAAATTAAGATTAAATCAGTTATTGTCTGAAGTGTCAAAAGAAGAAATAGAAAATATCCCGATTCAATATATTGATTTATTTCAAGATTTTAAGGATAAAAAATTTTAAATACTATATTAATTTTTTTATTATAGATATAATATCTGAAATACGTTTGGGGGTAAAATGGTAAAACTTGAGGATTGGAGTGTGACAGCTATTGGCGGACCATATACGGCACCAGAACTTTGGAGGGAGGCTTTATATGGTAAAGTATATGGACATCCAAAATTTAATAATGGAGATAAAGTGCGTACTTCTCCTATTGAAAAAGTGGATGGTCGTATGATTACTACGGCTTCTGGAACCATTTACAAAATTGGTAAAATAAGCCCAATATATCGTAAATGGTTACGAAAAAATAGACCAAATTGGAACTGGCGTAAACCCATAATAATGCTATAATAATTAATTTTTAATAGGGGATTTAAATATGTATAACATATATCAATCGGGTCCAAGGAAAGGACAACCAAAGACTCTTACAGATAGGGTTGTCAGGTTTATTGTAGAAGGAATTGGATTTATTGAGGTTCCATCAAGATCACGGTATCGCCAATTTGAAAATTGTGATAAACTTTGGTTTGTTGGTAAAGCCGGTTCTGTTAGGTCTGGTAAATGTTCCAGTAAGTCTGTTTCTATTACTGCTGGTGTTAAAAAGAAGATGGAAGAATGGGAGAAAACTTTATAATATGTGTTTTAGAATGATAAATAATGAGATCTGAGGGGATTTAAAATGAGTAGATTTCCTACTTTTGAAGAGCAATATAAGAAATTATCGCAAGAATATAGAGGATTGCGGAGAGAAGATTTGGAAAAAATGAATCCTTCTTATTCATGCGTACTATGTAAAGATTTCAAGAAATGCGGAGTTATTGGAAGGGCTTGTCCGGATGCTAGGAAGATGTCAGAAGATGAATTCTCACTCATGTATAATTTCACATAAAATCATTTGTAAAAAGTTAAGTATTAGGGGTATATAATGTCACGAGTAGATCGATTGATAAAAATGGGATTAATAAATCCACCTAAATTTTTAAAGAATACTGTTCAATACGAAGTGGTTACAGGGTCGATAGCATATGGGGTTAGTTCAGATAATTCCGATATAGATCTTTATGGGTTTTGTATACCTAGTAAAGAGGTTGTCTTTCCTCATCTAGTCGGAGTTATTCAAGGATTTGATATAGAGTATGAGAAATTTGATCAATTTCAACAGCACCATGTTCAGGACAAAGAAGCAAGAAAAGATTATGATATAACCATTTTTAATATTGTCAAATATTTTAGGCTTTGTGCTGATGGTAATCCCAATATGGTTGATAGTCTGTTTGTGCCTAGAAGGTGTGTGCTTCATTCTACACGTATCGGTGAAATGGTTCGTGAAAATAGAAGGTTATTCTTATCTAAGAAATGTTGGAGTAAATTGAAAGGGTATTCTTATTCTCAGTTGGCAAAGATGAACAGTAAGAATAATCTTGGTGTGAAACTTAGGGCCATGGAAGATAAATTTGGATTGGATCATATTTCAACATATGAAGATTATAATTACACAAATCCAGATGAAAATTTTATAAATTATAAAAAGTTATTGAAGGAATTGAGTGAAACTCAGAGTACTAGACACCAAAAGATTAGGGAAATCGGATATGACGTAAAGTTTGCCTATCATGTGGTTAGATTGCTTAATCAGGCTGAGCAGATCCTCACAGAACATGATTTAGATTTGGAAACGAATAGAGAACAGCTTAAATCAATTCGTAGGGGTGATTGGACTAAAGAGCAGATTCAACAATATTTTGATAATAAGGAAAAACAATTAGAAAAAGTTTATCTTGAAAGCACTTTGAGGTATAAACCTGCTGTAGATGAAATAAAGGAATTGTTGGTTAAGTGCCTTGAGGAATATTACGGTTCAATCGATGAAGCCTTGAAGTGTAATTCTAAAGGAACAAGTTTCTTGATCAAAGATATTGAGGAAGTTCTAGCAAGATATAGCTGAAATCTAATGTTTATAAGTAAATGGTATGATTATTGTAAAAAAGATATGTTGTTGTGTGGTTATAATTACTAACATTAATTAACTTTTTAAATTTTGAATTCTTTTTTATAGATTTTTTAATAAAATATCCCTGAGTAGCCGAATTGGTTTAGGCAGGAGACTTAAAATCTCCGATCATTATGATCATAAGGGTTCGAATCCCTTCTCAGGGACCAATAATTGGGGTGACATATAATGGCATTAAGAATTGCAGCGTATTGTTATAATTGTAAAAGATCATTCGTTGATTTAGTTAGTTCGGATCATGCTGGACGACATTTATGCCCGGAATGTAAAAAATTAGAAGAAGATGCGAATTATAAAGTATATTTTGATAAGTTGGATTCTTTAACAATTGAAGAACGTCTTAGGAAAGTTGAGGAATGGATTTATAATTATAAACCACATAGTAATGTAAGATTTTAATATAAATTATTGTTTTAGACAATTATTAAAAGGAAAATTTTATGAAAATTATTATTAGTGATAATGATGTCGTTTTTGAACCTGAGTATGATATAGATTGGTTTAGGCTGGGGCAAATGTCGAAAAATGGTACAATCTCTGTTAAATTTAATAATGAAAGATTAAGCCCCAAATTGGATAAACATGCTAGAATTAATAAAGATTTATTGGTCGAGTGTTTGGCAGAGGGTATATTTAATAAAGTTAAAGATTAATGCTTGGAAATAATAAAATGATATATTTAATGATTGTGGTTTTATTTATTTTGGTGATTTTGATAATAAATTCATTTAAGGGAATTGTTATTAGGGAGGGTTTTAAATCTAAATCTGATTAAATGTCTATTTTTATATTGTTATGTTAAAGTAAATATAAAAGAAAGATTGTGGGCTGTATATTTTGGGGGCTTGTCATGATTGATAGTACTAATATGTTTACAGTCAAGAAAATAATTTACGATGATGGTGAATTTGCAGTATCTAAAGGATTGTGGGATGGGCGCAGTAGGCGCATAGGTGTTCGTTGGTATGAGGAAGATGGTATGGGTTTCCCTCAGACATATGGAAAACCCCAATGGCTGGTGTTACCAGCTAAATTTACCCCGTTTATCAATAAAATGTATAAGGAATTCAAATTAAATAAACGTATGAATGAATTCCTGGAATCAATTAAATAATTTTGTCTGGCCCACAATCTTTCTTTTATATTTACTCTTTAATATGTTTGATAAACTACAATAATGTGTTTCTAACAACATAATTATTATATATTTTTAACAAAAGGATTCTTTTCTGACGGTATAATCCATTTATATAATTATTTGGCACGTATTTTGCATAATTATTTTGTAAATATAAATCCAAAAGACTGAGGAATTTAACACCTCATTAAATTGTTAATATATAAAAATTATCGAGGTTATTTATCATGTCTAATACAGTTGAAAAATTGTCTAAATTTTATGAAGGTAAGGATGTATTGAAAGTTTATGATAACGGGAAGGCTGAAGAACTTGTAAAAATTTTAAAGAAAGATCATAAGAGTAAGAAAGGTGATTACATCATTGAGTTTGATGATCCAAGATATATTATTTCATATAAGCCAAAATAATTCTAAAATTGGATTAGATGGGTATTATTGTAAAATTATAAATAAGAAGAAAGGAGAAAAATTGATGAAGAAGATATTTTCGAAATTGGGTTGTGGTGGGTGTTTTGTGGTTCCTTTTAGTGGATGTGCAATCCTGTTGATTATGGGGTTTTATTTTGTTTATTAAATTAATTAAAGTTTGGCAGAGGTTTGGTTCCCCTACTTCAAAGGAACTGAATCTCTGTCGATTTACGCCGTGTTGTTCAGAATACGCTATCGGGTGTTTTGAAAAATTCGGTGCAGTTAAAGGGTTATATTTATCTACAAAACGAATTCTAAAGTGCAATCCTTTTTATTCAAAGGGCCATGATCCAGTTCCATAATTTTAAATAATAATATAATTTTGTATTGCAAAATGGTTAAATCGAAATGGATGAAATTGCAGACATTATTTATGATAAAATAAAAAGTAAAAGAGAGCAATTACAAAATGCTAAAAATAATGATAATTTTGGCAAATGTATTTGGTTAGAAGGTCAAATTTTTGCACTAGAGAATATATATTTAGATTTAAGACATATTCAAGCAAAAGAAGGAGATGAGAATGACAGAAGCATACCATGAAGAAGAATACAAAGGGATAAAAATTGAAATTCACCCTTATGATGATGCGGAGTCACCTAGAAATTGGGATAATTTTGGGGTTATGAAATGTTTTCACACTAAATATAATCTTGGAGATGAAAAACGGTATAATACAGCGATTGATGAATTGAAGGATATTCTGACCGATAATGGAATCGAAATTTCAGATGTTCTAGAGGATAAATTAGAATATGAATTTTCCCACAATGAAGCGGTCGATTATCTGATGGGTAAACTAGAGGAAATAGCAGTGGTTTTACCGCTATATCTTTATGATCATAGTGGGATTACCATGAATACCGGTGGGTTAACTTGCTCCTGGGATAGTGGGCAGGTTGGTTTTATTTACGCCACAAAAGAACAAATCAGAAAAGAGTTTAATGTTAGACATGTAACAAAAAAAGTGCGGGAAAAAGCAATCAAACTTTTGAATGGGGAAGTTAAAACCTACGATCAATATCTGACAGGGGATGTATTGGGGTATGTTGTAAAAGATCCTGAAGGTTATGGTGAAGATTCTTGTTGGGGATTCTACGGCTTTGACTACTGCTTAGAAGAAGCTAAGGCTATTGCAAAACATATGTACAAGGAAAAATTGAAAGCTAAATGTATGGAAATTATTGAATCAGGCAAAAGGTCTTTAAAAGCTATGGATATTGATATAATATTAACTCATCCGAAAGACTTGTAATATGGAAATTAAAAAATCTGATGTAATAATGTGTGAATTTTATCCAAAATTTGAAGATGAAACCTATGTATGTTATGCTGGATCTGATATAAGTGGTGCTGATCTTATTGGAGCATGTACTGATATCTATTCGAAAACATGTCAATGGGCAAATCATGTTAGAAAAGACTTCTTGAACTATAAATCTGAACATGATAAAGGTGATGTTATTATGAAAGATTCTACTGATAGAACAATATATGAATATTGGGTAAATGATAAAGTTCCAAAATTAAAAAGTCTAATTGGTCTTTTTTTATTGGATAATGCAAATCCAAATTTGTCAATTAAAGATGTTAGTCTTTTGATAGACGATATATATGATTTGATAATTGATGAACTATAATTATTGTTTAAATGGGTGACAAATATGTATAATAAAAATTATAAGATCGATTATGTTGGTGATGGAGTATATGCTTTGTTTGACGGTTATGGTATATGGTTACATACTGATCATCATGAACATCCAAAAAATCAAATATATATAGAGCCGGGTGTTTTAAAATCCTTAAATAACTTTGCAAAACGTATGGAGATTGAAAGTGATTATAAATAATATAATAAATACTTTTATTGGGAAAAATATAAAAAATTAAAAAGAGATGAGATCATAAAGGAAGGTGCAATGCAATCTTGGTGTCATGGAGAACTACAACCAATTAGAAATACAACTATCGGTTCAAAACCTTCTGATTTTTCTGTTGAACGGGATTTTTATAATCCAATGGAGGATAGATAAAATGAGATTCCAAGAAGCGGACTACGCATGGCACGTCCATTTCTACTATGGATACGACCGCTGTTGCTTTAAGTACCACAGTTCTTATTACGTTTGGTCGGTTCGCGGAGGGAGGTAGTATGGTTTTAATAAATATGGAAATAGAAAAGGCTGATCCGATTATGTGTAGTGGGTATAAATCCATAGATAATTGCCATAATAAAGGAAAATATGATTCAAAAAGTATCAGTTGTAAAGAATGTACAGAGGATGCCATAAAAGCTATGGATATTGATATAATATTAACTCATCCGAAAGACTTGTAATATGGAAAAAATTATTTGTAGAACAAATTTGGATTTATGGAATGAGGAATGGCCTACAGAACTTCCTAGAATTCCAATTGTTGGAGAAATAATTGAATCAAAAACTATACATGGAGATTTTAGACTATCTTTGAAAGTTGTAGCAATTCGATGGAAATTTTTTAGTATATCTGGTAATGTCGGAGTTTATGTTCCAGAAATTGAGTTATATGATTATAGACAAAGAAGCATTACGGAGTTTTATGAATGGTATGCTCCGTTAGTTGGAAAATCTGTCCAATATTTTATTTAGCGAAAGGATAGATGGGGATTAAATGGATAATTCAAAAGAGGCACTAAAAAATTGGGTAAGTGAGGTATTAAGAGAAGCAATCAAAGAAAGAGGAATGTCTATCGCGAGAGCGATTGAGCTTAGATTAGCAGCTAATCGTATAATTTCCCAGGGAGGGTGGAGGGGAGATATCTCCATATGTTGGAGAGATGAGTGCAAGGTAACTCACGAAGAAGTTTCAGATCTTTATTTATAATGAGGTAAGAGATGGGAAAAAAGTTTGAGGAATTATATTTAGTTAAATTCTCATATAAGAAATCAGATGGATTCTGGGAACAATCTAAAATTGAAGATGTATATGTGGAAGTAGAATACGGTATAAATGAAAAAAATAATCATAATAAAGCTAAGGAAATCATACAGAATAAATATAAAGGATGTAAAATTATTTCTGTTATATATGTGTAATCATATAGTTGATAAATAATAGCATTGGGTAATAAATTAAATGAAAGCACAAATTAAACAAACAATTATATTGGAGATGACGACTGAACAAGCCGAATGGCTCCAGACATTAATGCAAAATCCACTATCAAACGATCCAGACCCCGAGAACGAGGATCCAATAAATAGTCAAAATAGGGCAGATATATGGCATGCCCTAAATGAACTTGTGTAGGAGAAATAAAATGAGATTTAAAGAGAAGGAAGACTATTTTTTAGATGTCAAGATTGGATTGGAGTGGTCTAAAAAAGAATTTTGGATATACTTCCTGGGATACCGCCATGAAACAAGCGGAGTTGTTTTCCTATAACCCAACGCTTCAACTTAATTGTTATCTGATTGGAGAACATATGGATCTTATAGACAAGCGAATAATTGTAGAGGCACATAAAGACAGTTCCGGAAATTGGGTTAATTGGCATTTTCATTGCCCATGTGAAACGGTTGATGAGCAGATTGAATGTCTATATTTTTTCCCTCTGCAAAAAGATCCGGGTACTTTTTTATGTGGCAATATGGATGGAGACATTTGCAGATGCAAATAACTCACCGCAACGGGGGGCGATTGGTACCCATTGGAAGACGCGTCTACAGAATGTGAACATTATATTGAGCCAAGCTTTTGTGGGTCTAGAGAGGGGAAGATATGATAGAGCTAAAATCATGCCCTTTTTGCGGCTTTTCAGCATTCATCGAAGAAACAGATCTAGAATGGAAAGACCAATTCCCATATCGGATTCTGTGCGGTAACGAAGATTGTGCTGGCAGTCACTCATGGGCCAGCACTGAAGAAGAGGCCATCACTGCTTGGAACACCCGCGCCGACGGTTGGATCAGCGTCGAGGATCGGTTGCCCAAATTGCCAACTCGTACTTATGATTGGTTTTTGGTAGTGGTATCAGATGGTTTAGAGTCAGATATTACAATCGCAACTTATTCAACCGAAACATCATGGTCTAGAACCAACATCACCCACTGGAGGCCTCTACCAAAACCACCCGACACCGGAAAGGAGTAGGATATGAATGAACAGGAGTTTAAAAAAGCTGTGGAAGAAATAAAATGCTTGTGTTGTCTTTGCATAGATTTGAAAGCGTCTGTTCTGGAACATGGGGTGAAAGCTGTTGATGAGTATGATGGCATGGTTTGTGGAGGAGTTGAAACCATAAAATGGTTAAGAGAGAAAGTGTTACATAAACCAGACACCAGGAATAAGACAACCTGAAGCAGGGGAGCGGGGTGGGGAATCTCGCCTGTCGGTGCAAAAATTATTATATATTTTTAACAGATGGGTGAATTTAAATTTTGTTTTATAAATAATGTGGTAGATTAACCACAATAATGTGTTTCCTACAATATAATCATTATATATATCTTATCAAAAAACCTTTTTCCAACGGTATCATCCAACTATATAATTATTTGGCACATATTTTGCATAATTATTTTGTAAATGTAACCTAAAAATGTGTTAAGGGAGAAATTATGGAAGATGAAATACGTAGAGTTGAATCGATTGTTGAGGCAGCGCGTGTAATTATTCAATCTAGGATCTTGGGTGAAAGTTTCGAGAGTACAATTGTTGATGAATTGGCCGAAGGTTTGGCCAGAGAGGGTCACGATTGGGCTGCAGGTATGGTAGAGGGATTCCTGGAAGCAGTCAGACCTGAAGATCCAGAGGATTACTAAGTGGACTTTGTACCTTTCTATGATTATATTTGGCCGAGATATATAATTAATGTTGTATTTTTTTAATTCTTATAGTTATAAAAAATAAAATCAAATGGTGAAAATATGAAATTAATATGTTGTAAATGTTCTGAACTAATAAAAGAGTATGGAACTAATAATTTAGTATCTCATGGTATATGTATTAAATGTGCTGTTAAATCATTTATGAAAAGAGATATATGGAAGTTTAATTATGAAATATTGAAATTGTGGAATAGGGGGTAATATGAACATATATATTTTAACAGATAATGAAAAGGTATTGAGATGTTCTACCAATATGGAAAAGTTACAATCTCTTGCCAATTTATACAACGAGATTTCCGAGTTAGACAAAGATGATCGTGAATTTCAAGTAACTCAATGTATGTTAGAAGATGCCTAAATCTTGCAACAGTTAATTTGTTTTGAAATAAAGATAATAAAATGAAAGGATATTTACAATGCATCTAGCATTTACACGGTGTGAAGGTCCAACTTCTTTTAAAATGGATTTTGGTGATTATGAAATTTCTATTGCATTTGATACAAATCATGTTGTGAAAGGTAATTTTCCGATGTGTTCCTTGTGTGTGTTTAAAGGAACCGAAAATGTTACATCTGATTTTTTCACAGGACAGAATGAAAGATATCATGCAACTGAGGAAGATATTGTAAAAGTGATTAATCAATTAGCGTATATTTAGTGAAAAGAGGACATAAAATGATATTTGAACCAGTACATGCAATAGAGAAAGATAGAGCTATTATGTTAATAGATAAACCCGTACTATTTGCAAATCGGAAAGAAGGATTGGGTGCATATGGAAAGCTCGTAGGATGGGACAAACATGGGCGATTCATTGTAAAACCCGATCATACAAAAATACTGCACATTGTATATGGATAGTGGAGGATAGGTAAAATGAAATTCCAAGAAAGACCAGATTGTTACCTGGATATAAAGACCGGACTGGAATGGTCCAAAGAGAACTTTGGGCCTATGTCTTGGGATGAAGCCATGAAGCAATTTGACGATTCTGACGGCTGGAGACTGCCTACGATTGATGAACTACTTACGTTGGTAGACCATGATGGATATAAACCAGCCACAGAATTACCTGGCATGGTGTCGTCCTATTACTGGTCGTCTACTACCCATGCCGACTATACCAACTACGCCTGGCTCGTCTATTTCAGCAATGGCTACGACAACCACGACTATAAGTTCTTCCATTATTATGTCCGGGCCGTTCGTGGCGGAAAGGAGAAATAAAATTTTAATAGGTGTATAGAGGACCATCATTATTTAGGAGAATATAAAAACAATGTCACCAAAACCCTTTGGTCTTAAAACCCATTATCATATCAAGAAGCGTTTTGCAAAAAAATTAATACAAAAAAAAGGTAGAAATCTTTGGAATAGATATAAACAATTCCATAATTATACTGGATTGGTTAATGGATGTACAGGCTTAAATTTTCTGCCTATAGAAATAAATCCTATCTATTGGTATTCTAAAGACGGTAAGAAATCCTATTTAATGGATATCGAATTAGTGGGAAAGAAAAACTCCTGTAGTTTTTATCATTGTGGCATTGATAAACCAAAAACGTTACAAGAGTGTCAAGACTTTTTGAATAAAATTGCAAATGGTCCTGATGATAAATGGGATTTTAAAGAGAGGTATGGTAAAATTGAATTGGATACAAACGGATGTGAAAGATAAAAGCACACAGAACTTTTGCAATGAAGAACATTCACAACAGTTCTATTAAGGAGAGGAAAGGAGATGAAATGGATATACAGGTAGATTTTAATCTGCCCAATGTCTATATATGGAAAATAATGGAATGGAAATCGCAACAACCGGACAAAAATGAAGGTTTCCATTACATTTTCATACCAACTAAAAATATGATGACGAAGGCTATCGATATTATCGTTTAATTATTGAATCCGCTGCTGGTGTACAACACATTGTACATGATCATATGTTGTTATGAAAGGAAAATTATGATATTTGTTTGTGGTGATACTCATGGATACGAAGATATAGATAAGTTATCCTCCAAAAATTGGCCTGAAGGAAAACTTCTTACCAAAGACGATTACTTAATTATTCTTGGGGATACTGGCTTAGTTTGGGATACAAAATCTTCTCCAAGAGAAAAGAGGTTGCTTGAGTGGTATAATAAAAAACCATGGACCACTTTATTTATAGATGGTAATCATGAAAATTTTTATCGTTTATTTTCCAATGAATTTGGCAATGTTTCGAAATTTGGATCAACAGCCAAACAAATATCCGATTCCATTTTTTATTTAAAAAGAGGAAACATATATAGAATAGACTATAAAAGAATCTTTGCATTTGGCGGTGGAGAATCCATCGATAAAGAAAGACGATTAACATATGTTAGTTGGTGGCCTCAAGAAATTCCTAGTTATGGGGAAATCGACAAAGCTATTGAACAATTGAAAAGGTATAATAATGATGTTGATATAATCCTTACACATTCCTGCTCAAGTCTTGCATTTGGGATGTTAACGCAAAGAGCTGACATAGGATATAAAAGGGATGCCGAACTGGGACTACGATCCTTCTTTGATTGGATAGAAAGAAATGTGAAATATAAACAATGGCATTTCGGTCATTATCATGATGATTTTAAATTAGATTACAAACATTTTTTACATTTTGAGAATAGACCAATGCAAATCACATAGAAAATTTTGGTGATATACTATGGAAAATTTAAATCCGACTGATCTAAGAAATAAAATAGGCAGTCTTCCAGTAAGGATGGACGATCCTTCCGGTGATAATGTTGGAATTGCTTTAGCATCTTATTTTTCAGATTTACCCGATTGTCCAACTGACGATATTAATGATGAAACAGGATGGAGTCAGTGGGTTATGAATAAAACTGATGATGTTTTGGATAGGATTGTAGATCACTTTTTAAGTAGATTAAAATGAAAGAATGGATTGTGTATATAGCAAATTATAATGGTTTAACCAGAAAAAACTGGTTTAAAGTTATTATACATGTTATAAATAGTTGCTAAGGGGTAAATAATATGATAGATAGATATTCTAAGGATAGTAAAATAAAAGAAATTTTCAGTGATGAAAGTAAGTATAAATATTGGCTTAAAATAGAGAAATCATTATTTAAGGTTCTTAGAAATAATGGTGTGATTACTAATGATTGTTATAAAGCATTAAATGAAATTGACGATCTGTCCTTAGATAAAATAATTGAAAAGGAAAAATTGGTAAAGCACGATGTAATTGCTTTCATAGAGTATATTTCGGAGATATCTAATAATGAGTGTGTTTCTAGATTTATACATTATGGTCTTACGTCATCTGATGTTGTGGATACTGCTCTATCATTACAAATAATTGATTCTTCCAAGATTTTAATTGATGAATTTGATAAACTGCGTGTTTCATTGATGAATTTTATTTATAATACTTATGATATAAAAACTGTTGGCAGAACACATGGTCAGCATGCCTCAATTACTTCATTTGGTTTGAAGTTTTCAAAAATGTTGAAGGTTTTAGAAGTTAATTTTGGTAATTTTATTAATTCAGTTTCTTCTCTAAAAAATTGTTGTAATATGTCTGGTCCTGTTGGTGATTTTTCGAGTTTACACAAATCAATGTCATGTGAAATATGTGATGAATTGAGTTTAAAAGTTGATCTTTCGTCTACTCAAATAATTGACAGGAGTTTTTATGCAAATGTTTTTACTTCATTGGCAATATTTATTTCTACTATTGAAAGAATATCAGTTAATTTACGTAATTTAAGTAGAACTGAAATAGGTGAAGTATATGAGGGTTTTAGCCATGGTCAAAAGGGTTCATCTTCAATGCCGCATAAGAAGAACCCGATTGGTCTTGAAAATATATCTGGTTTATCTAGGATAGTAAGATCAAATATGATGGCTTTTATGGAAAATATAATTTTATGGGATGAGAGAGATATAAGTCATTCATCCGTTGAAAGAATTCTAGTTCCAGATACATTTATATTATCCGAATATATTATTAAAAGATTTTCTTCAATAATCAATAGTCTTGTAGTTAATTTAGATAGAATAAGTGATAATTATAAAATTTCTAGAAATTCAAATTTTTCAGATCTAATATTGTCTAGTCTTGTATTGGCTGGTATGAATAGAAAACAGGCTTATGAGGAAATACAGAAATGTGCATTTTCAAGTGGTGATTTTATAAATAATGTTTTGTCTAGTTCTGTTTTTTCGGAATATATAACAAATGATGATGTCAAAAGAATCCTTGATTTTAATCCCAATAAATATTTAAAACTTATAAATGAGATTTTATTAAATGAAGAAAGTAATAATAAGTTGTAATCATGCTATAGTTTTTAATTCTTGTGGTAAATGTCCAAAATCATTGTATACCGATGATGGTTTATTGTGTACTATAACAAGAAATATCATATATGATCCAAATTTTATCAATAAATCATGCAGACTAAAAACCTTCAAAAAACAATTCGATCTTATCATAGATTATATTTAATAATAAAATCATATGAATTGTGTCCCTTATGCCTTTTTTATAAAAGTGTAATTTTTAATGTTCTTGGGGGACACAATGGAAGAACAAGGTAATGAGGTTTTTAGTAAGGCATTAGACTTAATCAAAAATAACGGTGTGGGGTTCAATGCTTTAAAGGCAAAAGGTCTTGGTTTAAATTTGGTATTATTAGCTTTAGCCGAGGTACAAAGTAAGAGGATATGTAATCTTTCTAATGTCATACTTTTACTTGAGAACAAAGTTTTTGATCAGGATTCGATGAAAAATCTTGATGGTAGCGAAGCTATTGGACATTATACTATGGCTTCTAAAGCCCTTGAGAATGCTTCCAATTATGTTAAGCAAATAACGAATTTTACCGATTGGGAATTGTTGGAATCACAATTAACTACTGTAACTGAAGATGACGATTCTGATGTAAAAGTATCAGAAGCAGCAAAATTTTTCTTGAAGAAGGTTGCTAAATTAAATTTGTCTAGTGGCGTAGATGGCATTATATAATTTAAATAGAAAAGAGTTGATAGTAGTTTATTTTTGGAGTAGTTATGAGAATCAATGCTAGATCGGTAATTAAAATCTGTGAAGAGTTGAATTTAAATAATAAAAATTCTAAAAGTTGTGGTATTCTGCCATTATATGAAGACAATTTGTTTGTTTATCATCATACTTCTTATCCTGCTGCTTTAAACATTTGTTTGATTGATAAATTACTTGTCGGTAAGACTGGTTTTATTTCATTTACTACTAATAAAAATCTTCATTTACAGGGGACTGTAGGATTTAGTGGACATGGGGTTTATTTTCAGGTTTTTCGGAAAAAGTTGGAAAATGATTATAAATTAGAATCATATAAATATCATTCGTTGGATATTAAGGTCAATGATGAATCTGAAGTTCGGATTGAAACTAATAAAATTAATAAGTTTTTATCATATGTAAAAAGTATAAATTTAATCAAAACTTATTATCCGTCTCCAACAGATGTTGACTCAAGATTATTGTATCGATTCATGAAAATAGAAGAACCTACTTTTGATGAGTATATTAAATTTTTACAAAAGTGTATAACTAAACCAATAAACATTGTGTGATTTATAACATAATTATAAAAATCTTTAGATAAGTTATGAGAAATTGACAAGAAAACCTAGTGGGCTCGCCATGAGGATGAATTGGCAAAATAATTTAAAAAATACTTATATAGAAGTAATGTCTATGAACTTATGAAATCAAATAAATTTGATTTTTTGAAATATAAATACAAAATAAATAGTGGAGTTTAATTGTGTCTAGAGCAAATGGATTGATGGGTGTTTTGGAGAAGATGCTCGATAAGGTTTATTATATTAAGGGAAAGGAGAAACATATATGGGCAGATCCTATTTCTTCTGAATTTCTTGATGCAGCTAGTGAAGGAACATTTAAAGCAATAAGGTTTGTTGCCAACAGTAAAGATAAATCACTTCATATATGGCATTATCTTGGATTCCATGAGACTATATGGAATATACTTACAGGTAAAAAACTTGATTATGATGATAAATCTTTACTAAATGGAGTAATGCTTAAAGAGGGTGGTAAATGGGTAGTTACTGCTGTATCAGAATTGTCATGGTATAGGAGTAACATAGACGAATTGATAAAATCTAATAAATTTAATTTTTTGAAAGACAAATACAAGATAGAGTTCGATTTTGATCAAATCAAGGTAAGTTAACATTTAGCCACGCATTGAAGCCTCTATGTACAAGGAAGACCCAAAAGAAATCCTTCCAGATATTATTTGATTGGATAATGAGATGTTAGATCAAGTTGATTTGATAGAAACTTCAGACCAGTATATAAGACAGATGGTTGATTCATATGGATACAAAAATACTATGTTATCACTTGCCAAACTGTCTGGATATTCAGATATCCCACCTACAATAACTGAATTTATAGATACAACCCATTATCTAAAACATTCATTGTGGAATGAGATGAAAGATGAGTCCACGATATTCCCATTGTGGAGAAATGCTTTAAAAGAAGTTTATCCAAATCCTTTATATTCTCCATATAGGGAAGTAATATCAACTGGATCTATTGGGGGTGGAAAGACTACATTCTCAAAAATAGGCCTTTTATATGATATAACAACTATGATGTTTTTAGAGTGCCCGCAATTCTATTATGGGCTTACTAAAGCTACTAAGTTAATATTTGCAGTTTATTCATCTACACTTAGTTTGGCAAAAGGTGTTTTATTCGATGAGCTTTATGAATGGATTAAGAGTTCACCATATCTTAGTGATAAAATAAATATTTTTGATAATAAGAAATATGCAAATTATACACTTTTCAAATCAAATATAGATATAAAAGAAGGTTCTAAATTTACTCATACTCTTGGTCAGGCAGTAACAGGTGGTTTATTGAGTGAGTTGAATTTTCAGAATTCGTGGAATTCCCAGGCTTATAACAATTATACTTCAGTAAAAAGAAGAATTAAATCTAGATTTTTGAATGACATACCTGGCCGTATGTGGTTGGATTCTTCTAAATCGGATTCAACATCATTTCTTGAGGGTCATATAAGAAAAGTTTCAAGTGACCCTGAAGTTATAATATATGATAATGCATTATGGGAAGCAAAACCGCATGAATATAAATCAAATAAAACTTTTAAAGTATTTGTTGGCGATTCTTATAGAGATCCAATTATAATCGAGAAACCATCTCAAATTATTGGGTTGGATGAGTCTAAAATAATTGACGTACCTGAAAAGCATTATACTGATTTTTCTGATGATATATTTAGTTCTTTACAGGATATTGCCGGTGTAAGTACATCAGCTATTCACAAGTTTATACCGTCAGTTGAAAAAATAGAGGAATCGCTTATTAGAGTAAATCCGATATATCGTGAAGTTATTCAGACTGATTTTTATGATCAAAATGACACTTTAATTAGTTATGTTGACTTTCGTAAAATAAAATATTTAGATAAAGTAAGGTTTTTACATATCGATTTAGGTTTGAGGAACGATTTGGCCGGTATATGCTCTACTGGCATAATTGGTTTTGTTTCATCTAATGATTCACAATCTCTAAAATATCCAATATATTTTACTGATTTCATAATGGCTATTCAGGCAAAACCAGGCCAGGATATACCAATATATAAAATAAAATCATTAATTACTGATCTTAGAAGTAGAGGTCTTAAAATTGTTAAAGTTACTGCTGATGGTTATCAGTCTGAGAATCTTAAACAGGATATGTGGATGCTCGGTATAAAGTCTGAGATTATATCGGTTGATAAAAACAAAGCACCATATGAAACTTTTAAGAATGCTATATTGGAAGGAAGATATAATGGGGTAAAACATGAAATACTATCTAATGAATTGAAAGATTTATTGGATACGGGTAAAAAGATAGATCATCCGCAATTCAGGAGTAATAGTGAAAAACGTGAGAATGGTAGTAAGGATTGTTCTGATGCGGTTTGTGGTTCCGTATATTCAGCATTTATGAGTATGAATGAGTATTATGGCTCTAGTTATGATATGGTTTCTGGTGATTTTGTAAAAGAAATTAGAACTAGTAGTGAGAATAATCTATATGAATCAATAGCTATGGGGGCTTAGTATGTCTAGATCTACAGATATAATTAATTCAATTTTGGAAGTTTCTGACATCTCGGAAGATGAAAAGACTTTATTGAGATTAGGTATAAAGAAATTTAAAAAGAATGATGATGGTTCTTTTGATGTAAATGGTATTGTCGATATATCAAATAAGGGACTTACTGAAATTCCGGTTAAGTTTAGAAATATTAAACATGGGTTCATTTGTAATAAAAATAAGCTTACTTCCCTTAAAAATTCACCGGTAAAGGTAGGTGGTTATTTTATATGTAGTAGCAATAAATTGACTTCACTTTCTGGTGGACCCGAATCAGTTAAAGGTTATTTTGATTGTGATAATAATGAACTTAAATCTTTAGATGGTTGCCCAAAATTTGTTGGAGATGATTTTAATTGTAACCATAATAAGTTAACTTCTCTTTCAGGTTCACCGAATAAAATTAATGGTGGATTTTATTGCAATGGTAATAAACTAAAATCATTGGAAGGTTGTCCATCTGATATAGCAGAGAATTTTTTTTGCAGGAATAATGATTTGATCTCTTTGAAAGGATCACCCAAGAAAATTGGTGATTCTTTTGATTGTAGTAATAACAAACTAAAATCATTGGAAGGTGGTCCGACTAATATAGGTAAAAATTATAAATGTTCTGATAATGAATTAACTTCCTTGAAGGGGGCACCAGAATCCATTAATGGCTCTTTTTCTTGTGACGGTAATAAATTAACTTCTTTGAAAGGCGCACCCAATAGTGTTAAGGATTATTTTAATTGTAGTTTTAATCCTGGGAAGTTTACACATGAGGATGTTGAAGAATTTGTAAGAACTAAGGATGCAGTAACATAATAATCAATATATTAATTTTGTAATTCTTTTTATTGAAGGTATTTTTTTCCTACAATTTTTGCGGGCCGATTCCCTCCCTCCTCTATGGTTAGTTAAAAATTGGGATTTTTTTTAATTATGGATACTCATACTAATAAAGTTAAGGTTTTGTTGATTGAAAAAGATAAAAAAGACAAGGATGAGAAATCTAAAGTTGGGGTAGTAACCAAGGAGGAAAATAAAAATGAGTGAAGCTACTGATATTTTAAATAAATTGGATGAAAAGACTGTAGTGACTTTACAGAACTTGGTTAACGGGGCTGAATTAGTTCAACCAGGAATTAAATCCAAATCACAAAATGTCAAGGTAGATCTAAAAAGTCAAAATGAGTGGAAGGGTACTAAAAGTATTATATTTGTTGGTGAAGGGGAGAAGGATTATAAACCAAAGGTAAGATTTTATGGTGTTTCAGGAAAGCCAAATACAAAGAGAACTTCAGTCAGGGTTGATTGTAATTGTTCTTCTTATTACTTTTATTTCTCAATGGCCAATTTTAAGGCCGGGGCACATGAAGGTCCTAAAGATAAAGTTTATGTCCCTGTTCCAGATGATCAAAGAAAAAGAAAACCTGGTCCGCCAAAGAATCCTGATTCTATACCTGGTTTGTGCAAACATTTGTATAGATTTGTCAATAATTTGATTGATTCGGGTTACGTTGACGATTGAATTGGAATATCATATGAATGCAAAAAAGATAATAGACGAATTGAGCGAGTCTTGGGTTGGCAATGTATTAATCCCAACTTTACAGGATATAGCCGATTCCGGTGGTAATGTCTTAACTAGGGCTAAAGCAATGGATGCATTAGATGCTTACAATGACAAAACATCAAAAAGTGTATATAAGTGGCTTGATTCTATAGATGATAAAGATTATTACAAATTTTATCACATGTGGCTAAAGTAATGATGTATAAATAAACTGTTTTTGATAATCATGTGGTTTATTTAGTCTCATTCCCTAGAAGTGGTAGAAATTGGTTGTGTCTTTTACTGGATGTTTACAATGGTGGACCTGTTTTCAATAACCGTTTAAATAATCCTGAAAATCCAGATGTATTAATGGATTTCAAAGGAAGATATGATCACGACCATAAAGCAAATAAAAATATTCCTGGTAGAATTTTGTATTTATATAGAAATCCAGTTGATGTAATATTTTCCATGTTAAATTATATGAATGTTTGGGTTAAACAAGATAAACTATTGACTAATACTGAACAACGTGTAGTAGCTTGGTCAAATAGATGGAAAAATCATATGAATAAATGGTATTATAATACACCTGATTCTTGTTCAGATAAATGCATTATTTCTTATGAAGATTTAGTTACCGATCCAACTGTTTGTAATTTTATTTGGCCGATTGATAAACCAGATTTAGAAGCCATTTCTAAAGGTGTATCAGAAAATTTAAAAATATCATTAGAGCAAGCAATTAATTATGTCTCATTGCGTTTACCCGATAGATGGGAACAGTTGAATGATAAGAATTTTAAAGATAAATCCGAAAATAAAGCTATATTTTTATCTGTTGGTGATCATTATTCAGCATATATTAGGAAAAAAAATATAGATTTAATTGTAAATGATTCTTTTGTTAAAAAATATGCATTAGATATAGTCAAAAATGTTGATGATTCAATGTTATTATCAATATTGAATTTGATTGGGGATTTTAATAATAGATTTGGTGCATCTATAAAAAGAAATCACCTTGATAATTTTATTCGGAATGCATTTAATAATAAATTATATTCTGTTCTTGAACCATTTGTTAATTCTAAAGATTATTGGGTTCTTTCTGATGATGCTAAAAAATTGATAAAAAATTTTGGTGATTATATTGATATTGATTTACCTAAGAAATTTACTACATCATTTTGGATAGATATTTTCACCAAGGAAATGGAAAATGATTTCATGTTTGATTAAAATTTATTATTTAATTACTATATTTTTTTATTCTTTAATTTATCGGTTCTATAATGAAATAGAATTCAAGTTGGGGGCTTTATGGCAAATAGTAATCATTCAATTGAGAGTATGCTCGATAGATTAAAAAAAGAGTTAAAATTAATTAGGTCATCCAAAAAAATAAATAATATTTTAATCGGTTATTGTGCTGGTATGTCAGAAGATGAAATTTGTCATGCCTATGGTATTCTCAACGATCAGGTTGTGGAAATTTTAGATATGTATACTCAATATCTGTGATTTAAGTCTAATATTGTTAATTGTCACATAGGGATGTAAATTTATTGGTTTTTGTATATTTCAATTTTTAATTGCAATGGGGGTGTAATGAACAAGGATCTTATTAAAAGAGGAATTGAGAAAATAGGAGCCAATGTGGTCTTTACAAATTTGTCTCCCTTTCGTCGTGGAGAATTGGATTTCGATATTGATGTTGTCAGTGATAAAAAAGGTTCATTCTTTTCTTTTGGCGTTATAGATGAAAGCATTTTCGATGGTTTTACCGTTTTGGACATTAATCCGAAAGATCGCCATCTTCTTCTTATGAAAAAACGTCCTGTTCTTTCACGTGATGGAAAGAATGTTGTAGATGTATTGAAAGATCGTTTGCTTCTCGGTCATGATGAAAGGGATTGGTTTTGTGCTGCTGTTCCTGGAAATGTTTCTACTGTTCAACAAGCAAAGGATTCGCTTCGTCCTGATGTTGCCACCAAAAGCATTAAGAAGAGAGGAAAGCTGAAAAATCGTAATAAGAGGAGGAATAAAGGATTCATTCGACAAGGTGAATGGTTTTTTATTCCAGTCGATCTAGATATTGATGATAGTATTATCCATACAAATGAACCTATTGTACGACAAGGTGGTGGCAAACCCCATATTGTTGAGGAAATTGTTCGTAGTGGAGGTAAATCTGTTTATGTTAACGGTGATCGTAAGATCACTACTATTGAATATGATAAACTTCCTACTAGTAGTAAATTTATGTGGAGTCAAAGAGTTGAAGATGCTAAAGTGTATGGAAGGGGTGCTGTTCGTCATCCCGATCATAAGACCGTTATGCTTAATAAATGGCACGAAATTGTGCCAAATACAGAAGATAAAACTACTATTCGTAGTAATCTTTCCTTCCTTGATTAACTTAGTGAATAATAATATGTAATGGGTTGATAGTGGTTCCTTATCAAAATAAACGTTTTGGTGAAACTGTTTATTATTGTTCATCTACATCTATTGATATATATCAAGGATGTCATTCTCCTACTGATATGAATGGACTTTTACAATAGATGGAACAGCAAAAGGAACTGACAAATCCTGGCAACAACAATTGAAAGATTTTGGTATGATATGATGCAAACTGCAAAACAAATAATAGATTTGTTTGAATCTTTTAAGGTTCCTGAGTACCATAAGATTCTATACAGGAATTCTAATTTTAAAATTGGTTCTGATGAGATCCTGATGCTTCATACATCTCCCAAAAAGAATTTGAAGTCTATAGTAAAGTCAGGTTTACGAGCAGGTACAGGTAAACCAGGTTCCGTTGGTTCCGCAGGTTCTACGGATCTATGGGCATGGAGTAATCCTCAGGAAGTAGTCAATGCTATAAAGTCGGGTAAGGAAATTGTAGTTATTTTTGCGGCTAAAGACGCAAGTGTTGTACGTCTTCCCAATACAAAAGCTTCCTTCATTAAAAAGGGAAGCATACCATCCGATAAGATTAGTTTTATTACAATTCCCAGAATAGGTGTGCAATGCGAACCGCACAAGAAATAATAAATTTGTTTGAAGTTAAAATAGAACCATGTAGTATTAGTCCCAGGGGTTATTATACTGGTAAACCTTTGGAAAAAGGTGGAACTAGTATTCAAGGTAAAGCAGCCCATGGTGTCAGGTGGTTGTTTGGTAAAGGGTATATCGAATCGACCGATAAAGTGTTAGATTATGGGGCTGGTAAATATGGACGAAATGGCTTGTATCTAAGGGAACAAGGTTGTCAAGTATTTTGTTATGATCCTTTTAATGGTAAGTCAAACGCGGATGGTTGGAATGGGGTTTCCACAACCCCCCCAAAAACTCGGTTCGATATAGCCTTTACTTCCTTTGTACTTAATGTAGTCCCTTTGAAGGTAGAAAAAGATATTATTAGGGAAGTAAGTTCATTATCTAAGAAGTCATTTCATATTACAAGGAACACAGACATTTTTGATTCTGTTAAGAAAGCCTTGTTAAGGAGGGATAAATTAGTAGGGGAATTTTTCACAAAGAATTTTGCTACTGGTTTTGAAAAGGACGCCTATGAGAATAACACATTAGATGATGAAACCATCATGGAGTTTTGTCTTTTAATGGTATTATGATTTATAAATACGAAGGATGTACTATTTGGAGTAGTTGTTTTGGAGTAAGTACTTTAACAAAAAATTTGGTGTTAAATATATGTCCATATTTTAAATTTAATGGCAGACCTTGCTGTATGAGAAAGGAAGAGAAATGATAACAGCTAATGATGTTATAGAATCCATTTCAACTTCCAAATACAAGTATGATAAGTAAACCGTAGCAAATATGGCTTGGTTATCTTTCCTAGTGTATCCTTATCATGGGGAATAGATCCAAAAGATATTTTAATTGATGTTAATTATGTAGCAAACAAGAACAATTACCGGTCTGGTGAGTTAAAGTTTTATAATGAATATGAGATTGTAACAAGACCTATGAAGGGAAAAGCTAAGATTGTGATGGTGTATGAACCATGAAAATTTTCAATATAGGGATCAATAATTATTATCATACAGCATCAATTCATTTGAAAGAAATTCCTATTGGACTTTATTATTTAAGTAATTTTGTAATGTGGATTTGTGATAAAGTTCCGGATGTTCCATTTCCAAAATTTATTCCTTGGAAAAGTCCAGAAGGTTGGATGTCCATGAGTGAATGGTTTGGAGATACACAACAATGGTTTCATGCTAATATATGCACACCAATGTTTTATTTTTCAAGTAAACATACTAAATCAGTTATAATTCCATTGCCCTATGAATATTTGAAGGAGTTGTTCCCGGATTATTTTTCAGATGATTCAGATTGGGATGACGAAGATATTTATTATAGGGAACTGACTAGAGAATTATCTATAATAAATACTAACGCGTTTAAACAACTTCAAAAGAAATTGGATTATAAATATGTTAAGCAGGTTTGTGATAATCAATAGGTGAAATAATAAAATGACAAACGCAAATGAAATAATTGATATATTTGAAAAAGTTTATGGTAAACTGGCTACCGTGTATACCAGGCGTAGACGTGACTTAACCCTCAAGAAAATAGAACAGGAAGGATTTCGTGCTGGATCTGGTGCCATGTATGGTAAAGCTATTTATACCTGTTACGATTTCAGATCTCAACAACGTGAAGGAATGATAGAATCTTATGGTCCATATATTGTTAAGTCTAAAGTAAATTTGGATAAGTTTTTTATTTGTGATCCGTGGGCTGCTAAAAAGGTGTATGGGAAGAAATATTATACATTGAGTGATCAAGCTGAGTATATATTGGGAAAGGATCTTTCAGAGGATGATTTTTTAGAACTTGTTGATTTGGAAAGCATGATAAAATCTGAAAAGGGTGGATACACTTCTGAGGTGGCATTAAAACTTTCTCATTCTAAATTTAAAAAGATATGTAGGGGTTTAGTTTTTACTGGTAGACATGATGGTAGAGTGGCGGTTGTATATAACCAAGAAGCCATCACACCTATATCATATACTTACGCTCCTGAAGAATCATTTAAGTTAAAAGAAAATGAAATGGAATGGATTAGTGTAAAGAATAAAGCATTAATAGCTAAAGCACTATCCATTCAGTTGGATGACATACAAAAGGCTACAAGTACTGAATTTCAACCTACTGAAGAGGTAGTCCAAAGTTTTATAAAACGTAAAACTATGCTTCAAGACGTTGCTGAAGAAGTGATTATTTTTCTGGAAGGGTCAGATGATTATGTTATTACAGTAGGATATGGTGATTTGGTTTATAAAATTGTAAGTGAATTCATAGAAGAATATATCCGTACTCATTCTCGTACTGATAAGTTGAAAGAAGTCAAATGGACTAAAAAGACAGGTTGGCTTGAATTTGATTTATCAGCTTGGTATCCTAATTTGAAATCTATTAGGGGTAGACTTGATAATTACCATCCTGATATTTCAGCTGTATTTGATAACGAAAAGAAACTTGAGAATTTAGTAAACGGACCATGGCAGAATGTTTTGTTTCACGAATTCGAATATGGTTCTGGAAGTTATCATTCCGGTGCTTTCGATATCAGACCTAAGTTTGGAACTAAAGGAAAAAAGTGGATAACGGATGTTCAGAAAGTTACGATTAGGCCATCCATTATTAAGTTGAGACCGTTGGTGAATAAATTTTTAAAGTCTTATAAGTATAATCCAAATCATTTTAAATTTGACCTACAGGCACGGTATCCTGAGGATGAATTTACTAAAATCGTAGTGAATGGTCTGAAAGATTACTTTATAAAGTCTAATCAGGATGAAATTAAGGATTGTTGGAAGCTAAGTCCTTTTGCTATTAACGGTTTGGCTAGAATTCTAAATTTCTTATCATATGAATATGAAAAGGAGTTATCACCAGAAGTAATGGTGGATGTCATTAAGCAGACTTGGGACAATGCCCATCCTAAATAATTTATGAATAGAACAATTGGTGATAACAATGAAAGCAAAACAAATAGTTAAGGATTTATGGGAAGCATCTTATCCAGATAACATTGGATTTGAGGAAATGGTGAAATTTTATACTGCGGCTTCCAATAAACAGATAAAAGAAATAGAGATTGATGATTTCATAAGGAATTATAATGGATGATAATATAAATAGTTTTGATCTATTAATTCATGCTGGTCTCACTAAGACTGAAGCCATTAGTTTTAATCGTGTTGTAAACGATAATTTGCAAAATGATACTATAAATTTTTATTGTGAATTTGATAGTGAAAATGATATAGATATTGATTGATATTTTGAAATGAGGTGAAATTATGATGAATGCAAGAAAAATAATAAATATTATTGATGAGGTCGATGATGTAATTAAAAAAGAAATCGTTAGCTCTTTTTCAGTTGATAAAGATATAGATAAACATGATGATAAAGATAATAAAAATGGTGACAATTGATTTAAAATTTTTTGAAAGGAGCTTTTAGTTGGCCAAACGTAAAAAATTAACATTGGAAATGAAGAAGGAATTAAGGAAGCAAGGAATTTGTTGGAAATGTGGCGAGAAATTGAATTCCAAGAAACACTTAGTGTGCGATAACTGCAAATAAATTGAGGATTAAAAATGTACCTCTAATGTAAAATCAAATTTAGATTAAGAGGTTTTATCATGAATAGCGAATTTGATAAATGGAGTAAAGATGCACTTACCATTATGAAAAATTTTAATGAAGAGAATAGTAAAGAGCATGAGAATATTATAAATATTATTAATTTATTGAGAAAATCTTTGAATAAAACTAATACTATTGTATTAATTTTTGGTGCTCTTATGATTTGTCTTATTTTATATGAAATTTATGAATTGTTTGGATAATAAATGCCTGGTGACTTAAAAACTATAACAGCTTTACTTACTAGAACAACAGAGAGATTACAGAGGGAGGAAGAAAGAGATAACCCTGATATGAGGAATGTTCTTTTTTCCATATCTACTGTAACTACTGCTGCTATTGGTATGGCATCTTCAATAGAAGATTTATATAAAAAATTATTCGATTTAGAGAAATCCCATGATAAAAGACTCTTAGATTTATCGAAAAAAATTATTTATTTATCTGCTGTTATATCTATCGGTGGTGGTTCCATAGTATTAATTGGAAAATATCTAATGGGTGTGGTGTTCAAATGAAATTCTTTGACAACATTATTCAAAAATTTTTAATAGACCCCCTTTTTACGGAAATAAGGGATGGAGTTGAGCTATCAGGCTATGATAGTAAGCAAAAATATTTACAAGATAAAATAGATATTTTAGAACACAATCGAGATCAATTAATCTCAATGGCTAAAAAGATCGAAATATTAACAGATAAATTAGCCCTTAATAAAAATGATCTGCATTTTAGTGAACAGAAATACAAGGATCTTGTTGAACATAGTAAAGATATTATATTTTTGTTAAATGAGGATTGTTCGTTTTCTTATGTTTCTCCTGCATTATTAGACATATGTGGGTATGATCCTGAAGATTTGATTGGTAAACATCTACCAAAAGATTGGATTTCCAAAAAAGATTACAAAAATCTAACACATAAATTACAATTATTAAGTAGTCGGGAATTGGATTATATTGTATTTGAATCTGAATTTAAATGTAAAGATGAGAAGATAATCTATATAGAATTGACTGCGTTTTCCATTATTTCTAATATATTAAAGGGAATACAGGGAATTGTTAGAGATACTACTGAACAGAAGAACTATGAAAGGAAAATCTTAGATAATGAAATTTTTTTAAATTCAATCATTAATAACATTCCGATACCTGTTTTTTTTAAAGATAATAATGGATATTACAATCTTACAAATAAAGCATTTGAAGATTTTGTTGGAAAGTCTAAAGAAGAATTACTAAAATGTACTCCTTATGATATTACAGAAGAAAAATTCGCTCAAATATATCATAAAGTAGATATGGAATTACTACAAGGACTTAAATACAAGAAATTTACAACACAATTTCAACATATATATGGGCAGTTATCTGATATAATTGTACATAGAGCTTCCCTTTGTAATACAGAAGGAGATTTTATTGGAAGTATTGGTGCAATACAGGATATCACAGAGTTGAAACAGATTGAATTAGCCCTTAGAGAAAGTGAAGAGAAATATAGAACATTGGTTGAAAATCTTCCTATTCCTATTTACAGGGTTACTCCTGGTCCGATAGGTAAATTTATTCATGTTAACGAAGCTCTCTGTAAATTATTTAGTCTTTCTAAGGAAGAATTACTAGAAACAAAAATTTGTAATTTTTATAAAGATCCAGATAGAAGAAAGGATTTTTCAGATACTTTAATAGAAAAGGGATGTGTTACTAATTTTGAAGAAGAATTAGTTTTACCAAATGGGTCAATGGTTAATGTTGTCATAAGTGCCCGAGCTATACAGGACAATGATCAAGTATACTTTGATTGTAGTTTATTAGATGTAACTAGGGAATGTAGAATAAGGCAAAGATATAAACATTTATTTGATAATATGCTAGATGCGGTAGCAATATACAAGGTTGAAAATGATCAGTTTATTTTTGTAGATATAAATCAGACTGGTGAGAATTGGGATAATATTAAAAAAGAAGATATTATAGGTAGGGAAGTATCTGAAGTTTTCCCCGGTGTAGAACAATTTGGGTTATTACCAGTATTACAAAAAGTATGGGAAACTGGTATACCAGAAAAGTTGGAAACCTCTCTTTATGATGATGGTAAGTATTGTGGGTGGAGAGAAAATATAGTTTATAAACTTCCACACCAGGAAATAGTGGCTATCTATTCTGATGAAACAGAACGAATGACAGCTCTACTTAAATTACAAAAAAATAATCAAATATTAGAGAGTATTTTGGAAAGTCAAACTGATTGTATTGCTAGGTGTGATCTAAATAGAAAAATATTATATGCTAATAAAGCTTATTTAAGATTTTTCTGTGGAACAGAAGAAATGTCAAATGACTGTAGATGTTTACAAGATTTTTTAAATAGTGTATATCCTGAAGATTTACAAAAAGTTGAAAAAACCATGGAACAGTTGTTAAGGATTATACCACATCATCAAACCCTAGATTGTAGAGCTTTAGATCATAAAGGAAACGTAAAGTTTTTTCATTGGGAAGCTTATGGTATATTGGATGACAAAGGTAATGTAATAGAGATACAAGGGATAGGTAGAGACATATTAGACCAAGTGAGGAAGAGAATAAAATGAATAAAGTTTTAGTGGTAGACGATGAACAACAATTATTAGATATTATCAAACAAATGTTGGAAAAACTTGGATATAAGGTATATACTGCTTTAACAGCTACACAAGCTTTAAAATTATGGAAAGAACACAATATAGGGATAATTCTATCTGATTTACAATTAAATACCGATATGGATGGGTTAAGTCTCTGTTCAAGAATTAGATCAGAAGATTTAAAAACCATCATGATTGCTATAACAGGACTTATTGAACATTATACTCTAGATTTATGTTTAACTGTAGGTTTTAGAGATGTATTACCAAAACCGATCAGATTTGAAGATTTACGATCTACAATGGAATGTGCTATGATTCAAAGAGAAAGATGGGAATTGTTAAATTATTAATATTTAATGGAGATAAAAAATGAGAACAACAAATTGGATGAACCGTTTGCAGGGTTTGAACGAATCTTATTATCGTCAGGATAGTGAAGTCGATGAAAAATCTATAAATATAATTGATGAATCAGTTAAATCAATTGATATAATTAAAGAATTGATAGATACTTCTTGGGGCGGGGATAATGAATCGCAAGGGAAAGCAGTTCAATTGTTAAAAGGCTTAGCCTTTTCTGATGAGGAGTCATCAAATAAATTTATGTCAGCTCTTGATAAATTTACGTCTGAACTGAATGCCGACGATTTTGTTTAGTCGATAACCCCATACCTAAGGGTAATAATTATGCAAGGAATTTATGATAGTTACATTGAATTTTGTCCTGAAGCCGGTGGAACGTGTTTGGGTCCTATATGTGCTGCTTTTAAATCAACAATTCATTTGGGTTTAGATGGATCTATATTGATTAGACAGATGGGTTATGAATTACAAACACCAACACCAGTCATGTTGTCTATTGATATTGCTATATGTAATAAATATAATAAATTGATAGGAGAGGATTCAGCTAATCTGTATTATAATTTCTTGCAGGATATGGGTATAATTAAAAACATAAGGTTTTTATCGATTGGAGAAGAAGAAGATGAGTAGAGCGATTGATTTGATTAATTTATTGAATGAAGTTGGAACTGGTGGAGATGGACAGGAAGCCGGTAAACTTGAAATTGCTAAAATTTCCATGCAACAAGCTATCGATTTTATGGATAATAAGAAGTTTGATTGGAAAGAATTAATACCTGACTTTGAAAAAAATTTTAAAATAGCACAAGATAGAGCTAAAAAGGGTTGGACTAAACGTGAGGAAATGCCGGTTATAGAAGACGAAGATGTCCGTAAATTACAAGCTCGTTTAAGAAAGGGTAATTTGGATATTAATAAACCATTTGCTGATGATACAAATCCAAAGAATCCTTTTCCACAAGGTTTGAGTGGTTTCGAGGCTGCTGAGTTTCTTGAACGTGGATTGAAGGATGGCAGTATTAAGGATGATCAAATAGATGTTGACATTAGTACAGCAATTATAAAAGATTTGACACCAATACAAAAACAAATTTACTTTGATATAGCAATTGGAAATACCATTAAGTTTGGCTTGAAATCAAGTATTGATTTCGTATCAAATAAATCATTTTTCATTCTTAGTAAAGATAAGAGAATCATTGATGGGCACCACAGATTTTTAACCGGTATGTTGATTAATCCGGATATGAAAATTAATGCGCTTGTTATTGATTTACCAATTAAAAAATTGTTGCCATTAACTATTTCATATTCAGATGCCTTAGGACATAAACGAAACAAATAATAATTAATATTCAATTTCATCAATTATAAAACTAAAGGCAGGTATAATAATGTCAGATAAAGTCAGTTTTAATATTGTGTCTTATTCTTCTGATGGAGAAGTAATAGCCATTATAGATGGAATGAAATACTCATATCATGGTGTTGGTCCTGGAGAAGTCGATTATATTAATAAACTTGCAAAAAAATCCCCAGGTAATGCATTAAACTATTTAAAAAAATCGGCCACTAGTTTCGATAAAATAGAAGAATCCGAGATGAGTAAAGCAGCATATATCATAAAAAATTTGAATACACTTTCTGAAGAATATTTTGAACGAATTAAATCTACTGTACCGGGTAAAGGTAATATCGAGATTTTCAAGAATCCGAGTAAATCTGATTATAAGGCATTGGGCAGTATAATCCGATTTACAGCTTATAACAAAACAAAAACAGTTTATGCATGGATTTATGATCAAGCCCATCATAATGATGTTTCCAGGGCTGTAGGTATTAAACATTCATATAACGATCCTGATTTACTTACAGGTGGGGCTGAATGGAAAAATGGTAAGTACATTTTCAGTTCATCAGATTTTTTGAAAGATTTTAAACGTATGATATCCTCAGAATCAGAATATCTTGGTGCTTTATTGTCAAACGATTGGTCATGGGCTGATAAATACATTTTAGTTACACCAATAATAAACAAACTAAAAGAATATTTTGAACAGTATAAATAATAATTTGGAATAAGAAAAATGACAAGAGCGAATGAAATCTTGAATAAAATCGATTTTAATCACGTCGATAACCCCATACCCAAGGGTAGGAATTTTTAATAATTCTAGTTATCGACCAGATTAAGAAAGTTATTTTTTTTTAACTTTCTACGTGTATTTAGTTATGATACCTACAAATGCGTGCCAGTTTGTAGCCCTATCGTTAAGCATCATGAAAACATGGTTGGGGACATGGTGAAGGTGTTTAGCATGACAAGCTTTATACACATTATCGAGGCAAACATTACAGCCGAAAGGCTAGAAGGAGTTTTAAAACCATGAACAATCATGTGTTTGTGTTGGATACAAATAAAAAGTCATAATATCCATTTACAATTATTTTAAAAATTGCTATGCCAGAAGCTGTAGTAAAAGCATTAATTACTAAAATTGATCCAGGTAGTAAATATACCGGTATAGTACTTGTAGATAATAATGATCGTGTATTGTTTGCTGCTGAAATAGAGCATAGAGGATTATTCATTAAAAATAAATTGGATAGCCGTAGAGTTCTTAGAAGGGGTAGAAGAGGTAGAAATACCAGATATAGACAACCAAGGTTTTTAAATAGGACAAGACCTGATGGTTGGCTACCTCCAAGTTTACAACATAGACTTCTAACAACTATGACATGGATAGATAAGTTTAGAAGGTATGCTGAAATCTCAAAGTTAGCTGTAGAACGTGTAAAATTTGATATGCAAAAAATGCAAAATCCAGGAATTTCTGGTGTTGAATATCAACAAGGAACCTTAGCCGGTTATGAAATGCGTGAATATTTGCTTGAAAAATGGAATCGTACATGCGCATATTGTGGTAAACAAGATATTCCATTAGAGATAGAACATATTCATCCAAAATCGAAAGGAGGTTCTAACAGAATTAGTAATTTGACATTGGCATGCCGTTCATGTAATGAGAAAAAAGGTAATATGTTAATTGAAGAATTCCTTAAAAATAAACCTGATGTTTTGAAGATAATTTTAGCACAAGCAAAGGCACCGTTGAAAGATGCCGCTGCTGTAAATGCTACTAGAAATATGTTATTTAAAAAATTATTGAATACTGGATTATTAGTGGAAACTGGTACAGGTGCACAGACAAAATTTAATCGCATTGGGTTAAAATTACCGAAAGAACATTGGATTGATGCAGCATGTGTTGGAGATTCTGGATGTAATGTTAAGGTTGATTCAAATTTAAAGCCATTGAAGATTAAAGCAACTGGACACGGAAATAGAAGGATGTGTAGTACTAATAAATACGGATTTCCTATTCAACATAGGACAAATAAAAAGTTTCATTTCGGTTTTCAAACAGGAGATATAGTCAAAGCTGTAGTAACAAAAGGAAAAAATATAGGGATACATATTGGCAAGGTTATGTGTCGTGCCAAAGGTAATTTTGATGTTCAAACATTAAAAGGTAAAATAGGTGCTTCTTATAAAAATTGTAGTATTTTGAGTAGAAAGGATGGGTATATCTATAACACCTAATTAGAGATTGAAGGTATTTTTTTCCTATAATTTTTGCGGGCCGATTCCCTCCCTGTCTAAAGCCTTGTGGAAAAGGTATGGCTATTTTAACATCTGATAATCCTATGGGCAAAAAATCATCACCAGAAGAAAACAATAAAGATATAGCAGAAAGGATGGGCAGTAAGGATCATATCATATCCGCTGGATTTGTTAAATTTAATTCTATTGGAGATAAAGTAAAAGCAAGTTGTTATGGACAATCTACTTCTTTAGGTAAGTTCAGTCATCCTATGGATTCTGATTGGTTAACCATTTATATGGATAACTTTTAAATTGAGGAGCAGAAAAATGAATAGAGCTCAGAAAATAATTGAGTCATTAATTATATCAGAAGGTCTAAAACCAGTTGATAAGAAAGTTGTAGACGATTTCTATAGTGAAAAAGAAAATCACAAAGGTAAACTTCTTGATACAGATGGCAAGACGCTTGAAAAGATGGGTTTGGGTAGACAACAAATTGCCAAGTGGGAAAATGATAAGATAGTCATTACAGCTAAACAGGATGTTAAATCTACTGAAAGTATTCTTACATATATGAGAAAATTGATACCTAAAAACAATTTTGCTTAGGAGAATCTTAATTAATGGTGAGTTTAAGTACATCATGATAGATAACACAGGACCAATGGGTAGTACAGAAGGAATTATAATTTTTCCAGTATGAGAAAATCATAAGGATGTTGTTAAGAAGTTAGGCAGTAAGGAACATGTAGTATCAGTTGGATTTGTAAAATTCAGTTCTGTTGATGGAGAGATAAAACCAAGATGTTATGGGCAATTCACTTCTTTAGGAATAGCTAGTCAGCCCAAAGATTCTGATTGGTTAATTAATTACATCAAATAAGGGATAACAATGAAAGTAAAGTACTATTGTGGTCTTTATAAAACTGCTGATTTTGATGAGCCTGATAAATGCTGTCAGGAAGGTACTATTAATGTAGATGAAGATGCTTGGAAAAAAGGTTTGGTATCTTATCCTTGCCCATCATGTGGACTTATAATGATTCAAGGAAGAAATCATTTCCAACCTATAGGTAGAAATTTAAAGTTAGTTGACTTTATGGAGCCCAAAGAAAAAACAGAATACTCAGTAGATGATGAGAAGGAAGTTCCAGTAATTTCCAGTAAGTGTATGGCAAAGGTTATAGGCTTTTTACTCAAAGAAAATGAAGGGATGATGGTTGAATTAGATGATTCTTTTTTACGGGGTAAATATGTAGTCCATAAGGGAGATGGTCAAATCCACATCAATGAATTTAATCAGGACCAGGAAAAGATTGAATTCTTAGATGGAGGTAAGTTGTGGTTAAAGCAAAAGAGGTAGTTGGATTATTTGAAGATTTTGTTGATAAACTATTTCTTAAATTTGAGGAGTTAATTAATACTTCTTTTCATATGGGTCACAATCACAAGTCTGACTGAGGTTAAACGTCTCTTCAATTACTAGATTCACTAAAAAAATCTAAAAGAGATTTAGTAATGAAAGCAAATGAAATCATAGAAAGTATTGAATCTATATTGGAGGAATTAAAATGTCCAAAGCTAAAAATATTATTAACAAAATGAATGAACAATATGATGAGGATTTTTTAGAGACTCTTAAAGGGGACTTTGAAGATCTATTAGATCAAATTGATGAATTAGATAGATTGAGATTAAATATCGAAGTTGGTATAGATGGGTTGAATTTAACAAATGGTAAAATTGGTAAAACCTTTAGTAAAGCCAATGACATGTTTGATAAAACTGTAAAAGAATATAAAAATCTCCAAAAAATGGTAAATAACATTAAATAAGTAACAAATCATAGGTATGGGGTTATCGACCCATAAGTTATTTTAAATTTCTAAAAGTTTTCTGGTCTAATAGAATCAAATTCATAAACAACTACACCATTAATCTCTATTGGGTAAATTGTTAGGAATCATAAAGGGTGCCTATTATGAAAGCTAGTAATATAATTGAACTGTTAGATAATCCGATGTATGAGATGGCCGATACAAATTGGGTTATTGAACCCGGTAATACCCCAAAGAAAATTAAAAAAGCTTATAAACTTTTTAAACTTAAAAATGGTGGTTTATATCCGTTGTTTATTGGTAAAAATAAAGAGACACCAATGAATATTTGGTTAATCGCAGATTTTATTCCGACTAAGGGATATGCCGAAAGACCTGGGTGGCATTCTGGTATTTTACCGATAGCCCCTCATTTACGTAGAAAAAGTACTGGAAAGATTAATTCAAACAGAGTCTGGGCTGAAGTTTCAGTTTCTGCTGATAAGGATTGGAGTAAAGATCCAGAAATGACAAAGAACGGTATTACTGGTAAAGTACCGAAGGATGGTTACTATAAGTTCAAGACTAATAAAATGCAGGGCGGTGCTTGGATAATTTCTGGAGCTTTAAAGGTTAATAAAGTTCTTAGTGATTTTGAAGTTTCTAAAATTTTGTCAAAGGCTGGCTACCCAAAATCAGAAATAGAAAATGAAATGCATGATCCTGAATTTAACGGAAGAATATAATTTTTTTTTATAATAATTTATGAATCGGGGGTTAATATCATATGAAAGCAAAAAAATTTTTGGACAGCGTTAATGAGGGTTACAAGGTTGATGATATAAAAGATTTTTTCAGAAAGGTTAAAGATCCATCCCTTTATAGTTTTTTTGCTGAATTTCAAAAATCTGTAGAAAGTGAATGCGGTGAAATGATTCCAACTGAAATATTAGTTAAATCTTTGAAAAAAATTATGTAATTAATTTATTATTGTGACCCAAAATTCTATTATTTAACAGTAATTTATTTTAGGGGGTTGTAAGATTGTGAAATTTGACAATCTATAAATTACTATTAAAATATTTTAAACAAATATGTAAAGGGTTTATCGATGGAATGGAAAGTTTCTGAAAATGTTAGTAATGCAGTTAATGATTATAAAACAATAGTGGCTGATAATAATCAAGAATTAGATACTAAAGTTAATAAACTTTTGAAGGATGGGTGGCAACCTTATGGTAAGTTGATTGTTATTATGTTTAACAATTGTCCTACATTTTTTCAAACCATGGTTCAGTATACATAGGTGAAATAAATGTCTAATTTTTTGCTTTTATTTTTTGCAGCTTTTGGTCCTGTAATTATATTTGTAATAATTGCGCTTGCTTGTAAAAATAGTAAATTTTATTAGGTATAGACTGTTAAAGTTATAGATTTAAAAGATATTTATTAACATTTATACGGGCGGTGTATTTAAAATGAAATGTTTTTATCATTCTGCTGATCTCGATGGAAAATGTAGCGGTGCCATAGTAAAACAGGTTTATCCTGAATGTGAAATGATTGGTATCAATTATGGTGAAGAGTTTCCTTGGGGTGATTTGGTGTTAAATGAAACTGTTTTTATGGTTGATTTTTCACTCCAACCATTTTCTGATATGTTTAGATTGAATGAAATAACTAATTTAGTATGGATTGATCATCACATTTCTGCAATTGAAGAAGCAAATAAAAATAATTTTTTTGCATATCGTCAAATTTTAGTTAATGATATGGCAGCGTGTGAAAGTGTTTGGAACTATTTCTATTCATCTATACCCATCCCAAAAGTAGTTCATTTGTTAGGTAGATACGATGTATGGGATTTAATTGATGGTACTTTGGAACTACAGAATGGTATGCGCCTAAATGATACAAGTCCCGAAAATCAGAAATTTTGGGGGAATTTATTTTCCAATGATGTAGCTGTAGATGATTTAATACAGACCGGTGCAATTCTTTTAAAGAAACAAAATATTGATAATGAATTACATGCTAAATCGTGTGCTTTTGAAACTGAACTGGATGGTTTGAAAGTAATAGCTATGAATACAAATTTTCTTAGTTCAATAGCTTTTAAATCTGTTTGGGATTCAGATAAATATGATGCAATGTTAGCTTTTATTTTTCGTAAGAAATTTTGGTCAGTTTCTTTATACACAGATAAAGATGGAATAGATGTTAGTAAGGTATGTAAAGCTAGGGGCGGTGGTGGACATAAGCAAGCTGCTGGGTTTCAATGTAATGAATTGCCTTTTTTAAAAAATCAATAAATTTAGGGGAATTTTAAATGTCTAAAGCTAATGAACTTATACACAAATTATCAGATAAAAATGAAGCTAATTCATCTAATGATGAGGCATGGAAGATAATGGCCTCTTTGGAACTTAAAGTTATTGAAATTACTGATGGGGACTGGAAAAAAGCTGATAATATTTATAACGATTGGAAAAAGGTATATAACATTATTTTTGAGCAAATTTCAAAACTTACAAACAAGTTTAAAGATAAAGATAAAGCAAGACAAATCTTAGATGTACTTATTGATAAGGGACATAAAGCTTTAAAGAGAGCTTCATTGGCCATTGTTAATGATAAAAATTTATAATTCAGGTGATGATCTTATGTCTGATATTTTAATTGATGCAGTTAGGTTTTTAAATGATAAGACAAATGATATTGATCATAATTTATCGGTATCTAAAATATTATATAACATGAAATGTGATGATAATGATGCTGTAGTATCTGGAATTTTACATAATATTTTAGATTTTGGTGTTTCCATACAGAATGTTGAGAATAATTTTGGTATGGTAGTTGCTGCAATAGTAGAACAAATATCTGAGGATAAGAATCTAACATGGAGTGAACGTAAACATGATTTCTTTATTATGGCTGAAAATGCACCGAGTTTTATAAAAAGTATTGTTTTAGCTGATTGTTACGATCATGTAAAACGAATTGTTTTTGATAATTCTATTAATAATAATACGGAGGATTTGATTTGGTATTATGACAATATGCTTAGTTCTTTAAAACCTAAGTCCAATTACAAAGTCGGCTATAAAATTTATTATCGAAAATTTAAAGATATTGTTAGATGTTTTAAATAAATTGTATAATAAAATTTTTTATTTATGGGGGTATGATGGACTACGATAAAATTAGAGTTGTTTTGCCAGTAATGTATTTGATGGAAAATTGTAGTAGTTGGCATGGATTTTGTACTGCCGAGGGCTTGAGTGATGATTTTATAAAGGAACTTTCATCAAGACCTGATGGAAAATATTCTGGTTCAATTAAGAATTTAAGAATTTTCGGAATACTTAAATAATTATTATGGATTGTAAAGATAGAAAGCATTTAAATAATGATAAGCTAATGTCAATGGATGATTGGAATGTTAGTGTTTCAGGTAAGACTTTATTATCTATCTGGGATTTTATTAAATCACCTAAACAATTTATCAATAATTTTTCGGAACGCAATAAAAAACATTATGAATATGTATATGAATGTGGGTGTATTGCTAAGGATGGTCCTAGTAGTCCACATTATTGTCCAGATCATCCTTGGATGGTTATAACCAAAGTTGAAAAATGAAAGGATATTAGATATTTATTTTATTTGATACAGTTGAAATTATTGAGGTTTTGAATCAATCAATGTTGGAGGATTAAAAAGTTATGATTAAAAAAAAGTATGAGCAGTTTATTGTTTCATTATTTGTAGTTGCCATGTTATCGGTTTTTGTTACAGGGTGTCAGACTTCACCCGATGTTCAACCATCCTCACCAGTTAAAATTGCATATGCTACCATTAAATCATCAGCTATTGCTTATGATGCTGTTATGTTGGCTCTTGGTGATATGGATAAACAGGGTAAACTTAAACCAGAGCAAAAAACTCAAGTTCTTAAATATGGCAATGAATTTTGGAGAGCATATCATACTGCAGTTGATGCTCTTTTTGTTTATAAACAGTCCGGTAATGGTGAGTTAAATCTTGAATCAGCTTTGATTACTTTGACTGAAGTATTATCTTCTTTTTTAGAATATTCTTCTAAAATTACGGAGGTTTGAAAAAATGAACTTAGAATTTTTATTGGCTGTTGGCGCTCTTGTTCTCAAGTATGGTGTTGGTGCTGCTGTTGAAATCATTAAAACATGGAATACTCAAGGTGAACCTACATTAGAAGATATTGAAGCTCTGAAAGAAATGGTTCCACCACCTGATTCATATTTTAAATAATGGAATTTTTTATTTAAATAATTAAGATCGTGTATCTGATAGATTTTTTAGATTTAATTCTATTATTGATTAGGAGAATTATGACTAGAGCTAGACAAATTTTAAAGGAATTAAATGAGTCCAGTCTTTCAAGAGTTTGGAATCATGTAACTAAACATGATTCAGGTACTATCTCTGCTTTTCGATATGCTAAAGATTGTGGTGATGGTGAAGTATTTTCTAAGAAAGAAAATAAAGATCGTAATGCTGTCTTAAAAGCAAAGTTATTAAATGTTGGATATGGGGTAACTCCAGTAAAAGGTATTTATATTGAAAATTACAAATCTAATAATGAAATTGAGGTTTCCGAAAATAGTTTTATTGTAGTAGATTTAAAAGATACAGGAAATCTTAAAGAAGCTCTTATTAAATTCGGAAATGAATTTGAACAGGATAGTATTACTTATTCAAAAGCTAATGGGGATTATTTCCTAATAGGGACTAATGATTGTCCTAAGTCTTATCCGGGATTTAAAAAGGAAGTGAAGTTGGGAGGTCCCATGTTTGGAAAGAAGGGGATTTTTTATTCTAAAGTTAATGGGAGACCTTTTGTTTTTGAAAGTATTAATTCTAATGTAATATCATTAGTTGATTTATCTATTTCTGAGATTAGATCAATTAAGCAGTTATAGAGAATCGCCAAGAAAACCCCCACATACTTGCATCTATTTTAGATGAAATAGCAAAAGCCTGTAAGAAAATAATTTTTAAATTAGGAAAACAAAGTGTACGAATATAAGGCAAGAGTGGTTAGAATTGTTGATGCTGACACATTTGATGTTTTAGTTGATCTTGGATTTGATTTAAGTTTTAAGATTAGAATTAGAATAAATGATTATGATGCTCCCGAAATTTGGCGTCCAAGAAATCAATCTGAAGCAGAGCATGGAGATAAAGCTACAGCACAGGCAAATAAACTTGTTTGGCAAAAAGATATAACTATTAGGACTTATAAATTAGGGATTTATGGTAGATACACTGCCGATGTGATACTACCAGATGGAAGAAGTTATTCTACTTTAATGAAGGAGCTTGGATTTGAAAAATCTGAGAATTATTAATGAAAGCTATTGATATATTACAGATGTTCGAAAAGAAATTTGAAATTGGTGAAGGAACTGTTGTAATTATTAATCCAAAAATTTCTGGATCTGATGGTGGTGTTGGTATAGTTAAAGATCCTAGAGATGGGAAATTTATGATTGTGAAAAATTTTAAAACTATGAAAACTCATTCTTTTGCTGGTTCTGATATTAGGCATTTAGATGATCCAAGGGCAGATGAGTGGATCACACCGGAAATAGAGAAGATTTTGAACAAGATGTAAATTATTTACTTTCCCAATTTTTATGATGGCAGTCATGAAACCCTGTCCATGGTCAATGGTTGAATTGACTCACACACTACTTATGTGCATGGGTGATGTATCCATTTTTTTGATTATTCAAAGGCCGGTGAGCAAATCACACCCGATGTAGAGAATATTCTATAGGGCAATGTAATGGAAATTAAACAAAAATTAATTCATGAAAAATCATTGAGTTCGAAAAATTCTAGTGAATCCAGAGTTCTTAAAATGTTAGCTATGCAATCACTTAAGATACCATCCAACATCAATGATAAAATTATAAAATGGACTGGTGAACGTAATAAGAATTGTTATATGTTATCAGGACGTTTTGGACTCGATAATGATGATTGGGAAGTTTGTCACGGAATTATAAATCCACCGATAGGACCATATAGTAATACTGATTATGATCATGCTTGGTGTGAAAAAAGTAATGTGGTGTATGAATCTGTTTTTAATAAATTTTTTGAAAAGAAAGATTATTATGATGTATACATTCCAATGGATGTTAAACGTTACAAAGGTAATTCGTTAAGACGTATAATTTTAAAGAATGAAACATGGGGTCCATGGAAATGAAGGATAGATTTAAGGAAAAATCAAAGAAGCATATTAAGGTTGATTCTGGTACATTGAATAGTATTATGGAAAGTACAAAAAGTAAAGCTAGTAAATTAATTACAATTCTAGAGTCTGTTGTTAAGAAAACAAATTAAATAATATCATCTTTGGTGGGTTCTGTATTTAGGGCTGATCTCCACCATGGGCGCTGCTGCGTTTTTCGGTTTTTGTGGCAGCAAATCATGAAATCCTGTCCATGACTCAATGTTTGAATTGGGCCACACACTACTTATGCGCAGGATAGTATACCTCCTTTCTTTGACTGCAAAATAGAGTTGGGTAGTGTCTCTTTTTTTATTATCAAATAATGGTGAATATAATATGACTAAGGCTACTGATATTATTGATTTATATGTGGGGCTTGAATTAGATGAAGCCTTTTATCGAGGTTTACAAATACTTGAATCTTATGATTTAACAGATCAATGTGAGACTGCAAATCAAGAGAAGACAGATGAAGCGTTTGGGGTGGTAGCAATACTCGGGCTAGTTATGGCTATGCCTAGTTTTGTTAAGTTGGTTGCCAAGGCGTTTGGTTGGATTTATAAAAAGATTGTTAAGTTATTTACGAAAAAAGATATAGATTCACCTGAATTCATAGATAAGATTATTATTTTTGCAGAAAAATGGCATGATAAATACATTATTGTCCTTGAAAAGATTTTGAAAATAGCTGGTGTGTTTAAGGCAGCTAAATTAGAAGATCATGAGAAACAAAAGATGGCTGCTGAGGTCTTATTTTATATAATTGTGTTCGGTATGGCTGTCTATAGTGGTGTTGGAGCCACTAAAGCAATAATTACTGCCATTCAGAATAGTAGTGCAGCACACAGTAAGATCGCGGTCATAGAAAGTGTATTAACTGGATTGAAATCCAAGGAGGTAAAGACATTTATACAAAACATAAGTGCTTAAGTTGTAACTGTTAATATCTATAATTATTATTTTGTTTTTATAAACTATATTAATCGTTTAAATAATATGAATTATGTCTTTAATACCTTTTATGTAAAAAGTAATTTTATTATCAGCTACTGTAGGAACTATATTAGTTCATTGTAAGGGTAGATAATTCTAGACGATAAATATTCATTGGATTGATCATGTTGATAAAAGCAAATGACATAATTTCACTATTCGAATCAAAAGAATTGATGTATCACGGAACATCATCCAAGTTTTTAGATAGTATCATAAAGAACGGTCTTTTATTTAAAGAGGATGGAAGGGTTTGGGGTACTAAACAGGTTTCAACTCATTTGAATGATCTTGAATCTTATCATGGAACTTATTTTACACTGAATTTTATGACTGCATATAGTGCATCTGGTCAAGCACATCGTAAATTTGGTGGAAATCGTTTAATTATAATTGCCAATATTGAGACCAGGACCCCGCAAGTAGTTGCAGATGAAGATGATGTCAAGAATAAAATTACCATTTTTTCAAAAGATTATAAAATTTACCCTGAAAGCGATACACTTAAAGTTGACATATTGAAATATGATAGTCTTGATTATGAAAGAAGTTGGGAAGAATTTAAATCAAGTGTAACTTATGGTAGATTGGGTTTTCCAAAGAAGTTGGATTTATTATTTCCATTATATAAAGACTTATTGCTTGCTAAATTGTTATGGGAATTGTCATTTCATGATGTTGAAAAAGTTACTGGAATAAGTTACGATTTAAAACAGCTGCATAAAAAATATGATTTTAAAAATGCAAGGAGTAACTTTAGGAGTTTGTTTGATAAATTTTTGAAAAAGTTAAATTTTTTAGCAAGCCCGCCTCCTACTGGTCGTTTCATGCATTCAGTGAGGATGACAGATCCTGTTGGTTTCAAAGGGAAAAACAGAATTGTATATATTGTTGAAAATACTGACGATAAAAAATACATATGGACTGAAAGATATAATAAAAGTGGTGTTGCAAAGGAAATGTTTTTGAAAAATATAAAAACAAGTTTGTCTAAAAACGCTACAATTATCTAATTTTGTTTATTTTTTTGGTGTAATATGACTATTGCAAGAGATATTTTAAGAATCATAGAAGATAGATGGGGTACCAATTTTTCAGGTGACGACACTGGAAATTGGGAATCAAAATTAATATTATCAAACGATTGGACAATGACTTGTGGACTTTCATTAAAAAATGATAGGAAAAATTATTCAGTTGAAGGTGCAACAGAGGATCATCCTGGTTTTAGAAAAGCTCTTGATGAAATTGTTAAAAAATATCCATATATAAAAGATTATCTTATATCTTTTGATGGGCCATATATTAAAATATCTGATGTATTAAAGCGTAAGAAATTTTCTTGGAAAGATATTACACTGTATCATGGAACGGCCTCAGCCTTTTTGGATTCTATAAAAAAGAATGGGTTGAGTCCAAGGTCTGTTACTAATCAAAATGCCGGGTATGGTTCATTTGTTGGGGCTAAAAGTGGTAATAAAGATGCCATATATCTCACAACACAAATTGGAATGGCTAAATTTGCTGGTTTAGAAGTTTCAAGTAAAACAAATTCAGATAGGATAATATTATCGGTAAATGGAAAAGATCTCAATCCAAAGCTTTTGATTCCAGATGAAGATAGTAGAAAACAAACACCAGAAGATAGTTTATTTAAAATTGGATCGGTTGGGTATCTAGGGATTATTCCGTTTAGTCAGTTGTCAAGGTCTTAATACCTTGGTTTGTTAGGTGACTAACAACGATTAAAAGAGCTGATTAGTCTAAGTCTTAATTGACTACGTTATCTTAGAATATATAGGTACTTCAGAATGCCTCCCAAGTTCTGAACACTACGGATGATAGTTAAACAGAGTTCAAAGACTCGGTGCTATTATTAAAAACCTAAGAATAACATTGACGATGGGAATCAACTCCGAAAGGAGATTTATAATGAATCCAAAAGTATTTGTTTTGGCAGAAGATGGGACACCATTGATGCCTACAACTGCATCAAGGGCTAGACGAAAATTGAGGGATGGTCAAGCTAAAGTTGTGAAAAGAGAACCTTTCACAATTCAATTGCTTTACAAATCAGGAATGGAGATTCAACCAATTAAGTTGGGGATTGATTCGGGCTATCAAAATATAGGTTTTTCCGCAACAACAGAAAAAGATGAATTAATATCCGGTGAAGTTAAGTTGGATAATGGAATGTCAAAGAGAATCCAAGACAAAGCCATATATCGTAGGAATCGCAGGAATAGACTTAGATACAGACAATCAAGATTTGATAATAGAACACAAAAAGAAAATTGGTTGCCACCATCAATTCAAAGAAGATTTGATACTAATATTAGTCTTATTAACAAATTGAGATCAATACTTCCTATTTCTGAGATTATTGTTGAGGCAGGTAGTTTTGATATTCAAAAGTTACAAAATCCTGAAATTGAAAGTAAACAATATCAACAAGGTGAAATGTATGGTTATGCAAATCTAAAATCTTATCTTTTGACAAGAGAAAAAAGTTTATGTCAATTGTGTGGTAAAGTTCACAAAAAGTGGCAGATGCATCATATTATTCCAAGGTCTAAAGGTGGAACAAATAGACCAAAGAATTTTGCATTGTTGGGCGATAAATGTCATGATAAATTGCATAAACAAAATTTATATCACAAATTAAAAAAGAATAGACAATTTAAAGGATCTACTTTCATGTCTATCATTAGAAAGAGATTCTATGATTTCGGATATAACGTAGTTTATGGTTATCAGACCTTTGTGGATCGCAATAAATTGAGTTTATCTAAGAGTCATGCAAATGATGCCTTTGTAATATCAGGTGGTATAAATCAAAATAGAGTAAATATGTTCATAGTAACTCAAAAAAGAAAAAATAATAGATGTCTGCAAATTAATAGAAAGTCGGGAATTTTGATTCGTAGAAAGAGATATAGTATTCGACCAAAAGATTTAGTTAAATATTCAGGTAAGATGTTTGAAGTGATAGGGATTATTAGTAGGGGATTAAGTGTTGGTCTGACGGATGGAATTAAAAAGATTTATAAATCACCATCAAAATTGGATGATTGGATCTTTCATAGAAAGACATTGATTTGGAGAAACTGTATAGGTCAATAATAATGATAGGTGAGAAGGCAACTATTTGTTTATGTCCAAAATGTAATTGTAAACACAAATATAAGATTTATTGGGTTGGCAACGGCATTCCTCGTGTCTATTGTAAAATTTGTAGGGCAATAATTTCAAGAAGAATATTTATGGAATCATATAAAGTCAGCAACGGTTCAAATTCATCACAACGTTTAGTCGATACCTAATGGTATGAATTTTTAATAATTTAGAATTGGTGCCATAATATGACTATTGCAAGAGACATTTTTAAAAATTATAGAAGATGGAGGTAATTATTATGAGTAAGGCTAGTATGATATTGGAAATTCTTGAACCAAAAGATCCTAGTAAAATTTCTTATTCTCTAATCTTGATGAAAAGTCAGAATTGATTTTGAAGACTTTTTATCATAAAAATCCTGAAAAATATAAGTTTAATCTTTTTCATATATATGATCTCGATTTAAGAGAATCTTTAGCAAAAATTGTTGGATTGGATATTGACTGGGATTATGATCAACATGAAGTTAATAAATCTCTTACTTTTTTTGCTAATAAATTTTATGAATTTTCAGAATCTAATGAATATTTAATCAGCAGGGGGGTTACTGAAGATCAAATTAATAGATTTAAGTTAGGCAATGTTTCGGGATTTTTCAATCATTTGGAAAAAAATGTTGATCTTTATGATTTTAATGAAGTCTCAAAAAGTTTAATGAGATTTTATATATGTTCCATGCAAGAAGTATCCAGCCTCTATGGTCCTACTGAAATGGTTACTATTCCAAATTTTAATGTTGATTGTTTAGGAATAGTAGGTAGAGTTGTTGGTTATACTGATAAATATAAGATAGATAGGAACATTCATAAATTTTCGAATACCAATCAACTGACTTATCTTTTAGGGGAAGATGTTCTTGATGATTATGATTGGGTTTATCTTGTAGAAGGGGTATTTGATCTTCTTGCTATGGATAGAATTGGAATAAAGAATGTAGTTACAGCTTCTGCAACATCACTTTCTAATATGCATGTGAAAAAATTAATGGGAAAAGGGGTAATTGCTATATTTGATAATGATTTAGGCGGATACCATGGAATTGAAAGATTAAAAAATCAGGATATTGATTTAATTGATGGTGTTCAAATTGATTTTGCTAAAGATATAGACGAGGCTGATCCAAATCAATTATATAATTGGGTTACAAGCATGTTTCTTTAAGGCACTATAATAATTAGTAAATAATGTTAATTGTTTGTGTGTTCTAGTGTGTAGTTTCGAAAGCAAAATAGCACCAGGTTCAAATTTATTTCAACGTTTAGATAATAATTGATATTTTTTAAGTTTATCTCATCATTGCCTTTTTCGCATTTTAGGCAATGAGTAATTATGTCTATCCAAGTCTGATGTTTGAATCAGAACAAACACTACTATTGCATAGAGTACTACCTCCTTTGTTGGGATTATTGAGGGTTGGGTAGTGTCCCTCTTTTTATATGTTGTAATTTTTACTAAAATTTATTAATGGTGATCATAATTATGAATGTATTGATATGGCTTCTTGATTTTTTTGGTATTTTTAAAACTGTAAATGTAAAGAACGATATAGATAAATATGCTGCTGCCTATGTTATATTTTTAGTCTCAGTCATATTTCTCGGGTCTCTGATTGTTTTATCATTTGTTAAACACTTTTTTAATTAGTAGGGGTCACAATGCCAACACCAACAATAGAAAAAGTCGCTGATGTGTGCGATATAGATAAAGAAGAAGTTGAAAACTTATGGTCTAAAGCTAAAATCATTGCTAAGAATAATGGAGTTGAAAAATATTCATATGTTATGGGCGTTTTTAAGAAACTGATTGGTGATGATTGTATAAAAAAATTAGATTGGGAGAAAAGTGAAAGCAAAGCTGAAGAAATCTTGGAATTGCTTGAAAGAACAGTTAATTCAGAATTGTTGCTAGAACGGTTTGATTCTGATCTAGGTAATTTTTATGCATCAGATGTTGGTACTATAAATTTCCAGATACATCCACGAGAATCGTCTGCTGAGGTCGATGTTTTTTCATTTGTTTATAAGGCTAATAATAAAGATACTTATAGATTATTTTATGATGATTTTAAAGACATATATGCTGTTGCTAAGGGTAGATGGGAAAAGGAAGCAGAAGAATTAGCAAAGGCTGTTAAAATAGCTCAAGACGCTTTGGTATTGAAATTTCAAGGTGAGTTGCAAGCAGAAGTAGATAAATTAGATAAGAAGTATAATGGATAACAAATGGGAAAAGCTACGAATATATTAGAGGGTTATGGTGATAATTATAGTGTTAGTCTTTCTGCTACTGGTAGTTGGCAAATCAGTTTAAAAATACCTACAAAGACTACTGATATGATTCATTTTAGGGATATTGTTGACGGTATTTCAAAAGATAAACAGGATGATATGCTTGATGAGTTAGATGATAGTATGAAGAAATTAGAAAAGAGAGCCGATAAAGATATAAAAGAATTGTCTGATGCAGTTGAAATAATGCTCGAATCTGTAGCCATTAAATATTCCGACGTTGTTAAAGATCTGGTTTCAGAATATAGAAAGAAGTACGGGGCATAGCAAATATGATTAAACTAACGGAAAGTAATGATTATAAAGTTGTTAAAGTGAAGCCAATTACTTCTGCTGAAAAGAAAGCCTTGCAAAAATTACAAGGTATGTTTGAAGTAGTATATGAATTTTTTTCAGAAAAGAATAAAACTAAAGCAGGGTATTTTCTGTTTAAACAAAATATAGCCCAATACTTAAAATTGCCATTTGCTAAACCATTGGTTTCAATTATATCAAATATAGATAAAGAACTTGAAAGTATTCAAGGAGCCAGAAAAGATTTAGATAAAACAAATAAACAATTTAATGCCAAGGTGGATAAGTTTATAGGTTTAGTTAAGAAGCAGGACATCAATGGTTTTATAAAGATGTCAAAGGAAATGGCATCTATTAATAAGTCCATTCAAAAGGCCCTAACTAGTACAGAAGGAACAGTTAAGGAGATTAGGAATCCTTTCAAGAAAGAAAGTAATTGGTTATTTCAAGCTACCGGTATTTTGAAAAACTTTGATTTAGTTGATATGAAGAAAATCATTGATATTGACCTTTCAAAGTTCAAGTTTAGTTATTTGAACTTTCCATCAAAGCATCTCAATGATTTCGAATACCTTGTTATATTTGCTCAGAAGTTAAGGGATAGTGATGAGGAAGTAGGGATAGATCAAGAAGATTTTCATAGATTTACAGATTTTTTATATCAAGCTAAGGGAGATTGGCAAGAGTTAAGAAATATGGTTGATGATTATCTTCATAGAAACAATAAAAACCTAATACCAAAAATTATTGCGAAATTAGATGAATTTGATGAATTAAAATTAGCTAATGATAATCAGAAGAAAAAGCTTAAATACTTATACCGTGGTGTGGGTGGTGAAGGTGAATATCAGTCTAAAAAAGCTATCGATAAGATTTTAAAAGAAGAAAAGAAACGTAAAATTGTTTCTACATCTAAATTTAAAGATTCTGCTGAAAATTTTGCTATGCATAAAGGACATTTAATGGGTAGTCGTAACAATGATTGGGGTCTTTTGATAACTTATAAGGTTAATCCAAATTCTATTATTCTTGATACCGAAATTTTTGGTTCAATATTTGGTGAGTCAGAGGTTTTGATTGATACTTCAAAAGCTAAAGTTGACAATTATGAGGTTGTATGAATCGAGAAATTTTGATGTAATTACAAGAAAATTAATTTATCATAAAACGGTAAAGTCATGAAAGCTTTAAAACTTATAAATATAATAAATGAACTTTCGTATCGTGTAGAAAATATACCAAAACTGTTTAGGGTTGTTCTAACTTTAGAAGATGCTGTAAAAGATTTGAAAAAACAGGAATTGAATGGTGTTACCGGAATTTCAGATACTAAGGAAATTGTGATGTCTTTCCTTGGTGTGGCAAGAGATACAGTATTAATTATGCCAGCCAAGGAAACTGAAAAAATGAACAAGTTGTCTCGCATAATGTATGATAATCCACATTATCTTCTGCAAGATAATATGTATGCCTTAATGAGAATTTGGGACCGAACTCCTAGATCGATGGATGGAGTCATATTTAATATTTTTGAGTATGTTGTAGCATATTGGAAGGAAAGTCATAATCATGAAGAATTAGTTTATCCGGCACAATATTTTGCCTGGTGGCAAGCATTAGCTAATGTTTATTATGAGAAGGCTAAAAAGATCAATAACATTGATGATCTCACTAAATGGGCCATAAAAACAACAAAAAATGAATTAGTTAAAGAGTATAGACATTATGCTGAAGAGATTGCTAAACTTTCATACAAAGAAATGAGAGATTCTATTTGGAATGGGCTATTAAGAGTAAAGAAGATTTATGGTTCTGAAGGTGAGTGGGTAATAAAAGATAAGATTTTAAAAATTCCAAATGGTTCTACTTTGTTGGTTTTGAAGTATCCTGCATCAACTTGGAAATATAGTATAATGGATTTCATGACTAATCTTAGGGCTGGTAAATTAAAAGAATTTAGCAAAGATTTACCTGATGATGAAATTAATGATGCCTATAGTGATTATATATGGAAACATTCGCCTCAATTAAAGTTGGTTAAAGATAATAAATTAGATAAATTATATAAAGTTATTTTCTTGAATGCACAGGAATTTGATGGAATTAAAAAACGATTTTTTTCCAAAAAATACAGTTGATAATAAAGATTTAACAATTTACGATTATTACAGAATCTACAATTATTGGGATAAAATGTGTGATGAAATTCCTGATTTAAAGAAATTGAAAATCAAGGATTTTTTGAAATTTAAAAAGGAATTGAAGGGGGCTAAAATGAAATCTGGTTGGAGAACTACTGAATTTTGGACTTCTGTTGGTACTTCTATTGTTGGAATATTGGTTGTATTGGGGTGGATTACACCTGATTTTCAACAAGATATGCCAGGGTTAATTGAGAAGTTGACTGGTGGCGTAATATCTATTGTTTCAGTGGTTTCTTACATCTGGAGCAGAACTAAGGTAAAATCATCCAATAAAGTTTAATAATCTTGGTCGATAACCCCCATACCTAAGGAAAATTTGAAATGGTAATTTGGATAACTGGTAAAGCCGGTGCTGGAAAAACCTTTTTAGCTAAAAATTTAAAAAGTCAATTAAATAATATAAATTATCCGTGTTTAATAATTGATGGTGATGAATTACGTAAAATTGTTGATTATGGATATTCACACGAAGGTCGTTATAAAAATGTAATGTTTGCCTCAAAACTAGCAGGTATGTCTGAAGAACAGGGAATTATTGCTATAATTTCAATGGTTTCACCTATAAAAGAACATAGATTTGAGGCAAGACAATTATTTAAGAATTCTGAATTGATACATGTTTTGGGTGGAAAATTGTGGGAAGGGTCTGTTTATGATGAACCCGATGAAGATGAGGCAAGTTTTATCTATGATTGGAGAAACAAAACTGTCGTCAGGAATTCTTTCTCATGGGTTGGAAATTTTCTAAAATTCTAGACATAGGGTGATGATGTGATATTATATAGCAATGTGCCTACAATTACAGACGGTAATGTTCAGAAAGTTTTAGTTGATGATTTCAATGGCAGCGTTCTGCTTTCCGACATATTAAAAGAAATGAAGAAAATGAATCTGCATATGTCCATAGTAAATGATATGAGTATAGAAAATACGGAAGTGGAGGTATAATATGCCAGATATGATTAAAGGTGGTGGAGCAAGAAGTTATCTTGCAATAGTTAATTCAAAAGGTAGATTATTAACTAGAGCTACAATTGTTGAACAAAGGTTAAAAGCAGCTATAGATGGGGATTATTATGAAGCAACATCTGGAGCTTTAACACTTACGGATGCAAATGAAATGTGGCCTTTGTATTTATTGAATTCTGACCAGAATAAAAGAGTGATAGTAATTGATAGGTTATTTTTTGATTGCTGGGAAAGTACAGGAGGTTCTAACTGCTTATGAAAATCCAACAAAATCAAAAGAAATCGGTTAAAATCACTTGCTTTTTAACCCAAAATGTAGTATATTAAAGGAGTGAAATATGAAAGTCATAAAGGTAACGAAAGAGTATTTTCAGACAGAGGACGAGAAGGTTTATTTCTTCGAGCCTTTGGAAAAAGAAATATCCGTCGAAGATATGCAGAAGATTGTGGACACAAACAAAAAATTAGTTAAGGAGTTGAAAGATGAAAATAAGTAGAGTTTGGTCAATGCCGTCTATCTGGACATTTGGCATGAAGCCTGTCGGAAAGTTGTTTTCTGAATATGGTGTTGGTGTGGGATGGGTTGACCCCTTTGCAGGCGAAAAAAGTCCTGCGGAACACAGAAACGACATAGAAGGTCGGGGAAATCCAAGCCAATTAGACGCATTGGAATTTCTGAAAACTCTACCAGATAACAATTTTGGGGGTGTTTTATTTGACCCCCCTTACTCGACTGAACAGTGCCTACGAAGATACACACCAAAACACAACGGAACAGCGGGAAGAGCAGAGTATTGGGCAAAATGTAAAGATGAAATTTCCCGAATCCTTAAAAACGGTGGTTTGTGTATTAGTTTTTGTTGGGACAGTGTGGGTATTGGAGCAAACAGGGGCTTTGAAATAGAAGAAATTTTACTTATTTGTCATGGGGCTTGCCATAACGACACTATTGTTACGGTAGATAGGAAGAAATGAAAATCTATAAAATCACAGAAGCAAGCGAATATCTTGGGGTGTCAATCAACACGCTCAAGACGCTTGCCAACAATGGAAAGATAAAATCTTTCAAGACTACTGGTGAGCATAGGCGTTTCCGTCAGGAAGACTTAGACGCTTATATGGGAATCGAGAAAGAGAAGCAAGAAAAGGTTACGGTGATTTATGCAAGATGTTCAACCGCAAAGCAGAAAGAAAACCTTGAACGGCAAAAAGACAGGTTGAGAAAACACGCCGAAGCCAAAGGGTACAAATATGTTTTGATTGATGAGATTGCCAGCGGGATAAACGAGAAACGGAACGGCATACACAAGTTAATCAAGATGTGCTTTGAAGGCAAAGTTGAACGGGTACTGATTGAATACAAAGACAGGCTTGCTCGATTCGGTTATGAATATCTTGACGCTATTTTCTCTAATCTGGAAATCACAGTTGAAATAATGGAAGTGAAAGACAAAAAATATGAAGAAGAACTGGCAGAGGATATTATGAAAATTCTCACCTGTTATTCGGCTCGTTATTACGGAGCAAGAGGTGGTAGAAAGAAGAAAAACAAGGCTGAAAATGAGCCAGTCGAATCTAATGGAATTTAAAAAGGAAATGTCATTGACTGTAAATGATAATTTATCTGGGCTATTGGTATTAAAAGTCGGAGCAGGTTCAAAAATAGAGACTAGACGATAATGCAATTTATACATGGACAAAATATACCTTTCACTTTACAATTGATAAAATCAGATAATACTTACGATGAAGATGCTTCTGTTACCTATGATATTTATTCATCAGATTTATCAGAGGTTTATTTTGAAGGTATTGAGGTTCAATGGAATGAAACATTACAGGCATATTATGATCTTTTAGAATGTGATTCTGTTGGTGTTTTATTACCAGGAAATTATATAATCAAATGGACTATCTCTAACACACTTTTCTTTCCTTCTACTATGGTGGAAAATTTTAGTATTGTAGAAACCTCAAATTCAGGAAATCCAGTTGATTTATCTGGTATAAATACAAAATTAGATAATATACAAACAGACTTGGATAATCCAGATCAATATAAAGCGGATGTTAGTGGATTAGCTTTAGCAGGGGAATATAATATCAGATTAGCTACCATCCAAGCTGACTTGGATGATGTGTCACAATATCAAACTGATATTTCTGATTTAGTTACAGCTGTAAAATTAGAAACAGAACTCGCAATTTTAGAACAAAATATCATAGGGTCAGAATCAACTGGAAATAATTTACAATCGTTATCAGAACAAATTGGAGCTGTTGCTGGTAGTGTATGGGATCAATCAATAGATGAACATAATGAGGCTAGATCATTTGGGGAATTGGTACAAAATGTTCAAATTGATATGAAACGAGCGTTAGGTTTAATGCATGAAAATATTTTTATTGATTTACCTACTTATGATACTGACAGTAATTTGGTAGGTGCTAGGGTTCGTATTTATTCTAATCCAGAATCAGTGGGAACAACAGCGAATATTATTGGTACATATACTATTACATCGGAATCAACGGGACCTGGTAAATTCGATACTTGGAAGCAAGTTGGTACAATAGGGGAGTCCAGTGCATTTGAAAGAACTCCTCTCGAAGCAGACGATATTTCGTTTAATCCTACTGATACCATAGAAGCTAATACAATCCAAGAGGCAATAGAGGAAATGTGGACTGAATTATATAATGAAATTGGAGAAGCAGGAGATGTAGATGGAGGGGAGTGGTAGATGTCTAATAAAATTCAAGTAAAACGGGGAGTGGTAGCATCGCTTCCAACTTTAGATAGTGGCGAATTTGGTTTTTGCACCGATACTCAACAAGTATTTATAGGCACAAATGCAACAAATTATGAAGTATTAATGAAACATGCGTTTAATGCTACTTCATTTTTATATGCTACTTCTGATAATACTCCAGAAAACAAAACTCCTGCGGAAGTATTAAGTATTTTATCGGGTCAAGCTAATGCATCGTTTAGTTTAAATAATCAAAAATTAACTTCGGTATTAGACCCCACATCTTCACAAGATGCTGCTACAAAAGCTTATGTTGATAGTGTAGCTCAAGGTTTAAATGTCCATACAGCAGTAGCATGTGCCTCTACTGAAAATGTCACTTTATCAGGTGAACAAACTATAGATGGGATTTTAACATCCACTAGTCGTATATTGTTAAAAGATCAAACAGATGCTTCTGAAAATGGTCTATACGTTACAGCGAGTGGGGCATGGGCTAGAGCATCTGATATGGATGCTAATGATGAAGTAGCCAGTTCTTTTGTTTTTGTAACGGGTGGTACTGTAAACAGTAATACAGGTTGGGTATGTACTAATGAACCTGAGACTGTGGCAATTGGAACTGATAATATTGTTTGGAGTCAATTTAGTGATGCAGGTTACATTGACGCTGGAACCGGACTCATTAAATCTGGTAATCAACTTTCTGTAAATGCGGAGTTAGCTGCAATATCGGGATTAACTAGTGCTGCTAATAAAATTCCATATTTTACTGGTTCTGAAACAGCTGGATTACTGGATTTAGTAACAAGTGTTGGA